TCAAAACTTTTCAGATGAGGATATTCATTTCGAGCCATCCTCTCTGCCTGTTCTTCAACACTCAAAATGCTTTCAAAATCATCATCTACATCAACAACATAGCACATACACTCATGGTCGTGCTTATCGTTCCAACCTTCAAAAAGAACAACAAACTTTTTCATATTGTTAATCCTCCAAGAAATCCTCTAACTCAATCTTCCCCTCTGCCGCTGCAACAGCCAGAGCGTACACATACTGCCCAATCGTCATTCCGTGCCGTCTTGCTTCACGGTTGATGTACTTTCGTTCTTCCTCGCTCATAAGGATGGTAATGCGCTTTGAACGCTTTCCGTCACCGCTTGCAACGCCCTGATGCGATTCCGGCATTGGGATTTTTTTCTTTGTCAAACCAGCTTCAGTCAGTGCGCCGGGAATATTGCCCTGTTCAATCAGTCGTTTCGTCTCCTTTGCCTGTTTCATCTTCTTCGGCCTACCTTCGCCTAACACGGCATCACTCGGCTGTCTTTTGCTGTCTTTGGCTTGCTTCGGCTTAATACTGCTTAATTCTGCTTCACTCGGCTGTGCATGGCTGTCTGTGGCATCACTGGGCTTAATCGGTGCTTGTTCGGCATTATTTGGCTTTGTTTGGCTTACTTCTCCTTCCTTTGGCTCACTTCGGCTTAATGGCTGCTCCGAAAAAACAGGCTGGAAGTCAAACCCGCCCAACAAGCCGGATGTTTTTTTGCTGGACTTTTTCACTCTGCATCCCCCTCTACAATTTTCTTTGCAGCGGCTTTCATCAGGCTTTTGAAGTTATCTATTGGCATACCCATAACGGTTTCTCCGAGTCTATAATCTCTTGCGCTCTCCGATAAATTTATGAGTTCCGAAGCGATTTCCTTTCTTGTGCTGTACGAAAAGTCTTTCAGGTGGCTATTTTCGTGATTTGCGCACTCATATTCATCGGAAAATTCTTTTCCGCAATATTCGCAATAGAAAAACTCTCTTGTCCGACTTCTCATTTCTCATTCTCCTCCACAATCTTTTTTGCCAGCTCTTTGAAGTCCTCTGCGCTGGTACTCTTTGCCGTATCACCGCTAAACAGGCTGTGCCGCTCTGCTTGCGCCTTACGAACGCCCATAGACGGTCTAATCTTCACGTCCAGCAGGGTTGTACCCATGCTCTGTGCAATCACAGGGAGCTGCTCCACAACCTCTTTTGACAAGTTCTCACGGCTCTTGTACTGGTTCAGAAGCAGACCTTCAATTTTCAAAGTCGGGTTGAAGTATCTGCGAACGTCACCGATGGTCTGTGAAAGCTGGCTCAATCCGGCAAGCGCATAGCGGTCTGCTGTAATTGGAACGATAATGCTGTTGGCGGCGATCAGAGCGTTTACAAGCGCAAGACCGAGCTGCGGGGGAGTGTCCAGAACAATGTAATCATACTGTGCAGACACGGATTCCAGCGCTTCACGCAGCCGGAAGTTCTTGCCCATGTCCCGAACAAGCTGCTCGTCAATGTCCTTCAATGCGTTGTCTGACGGCAGAATGTCACCGGCTTCACAGTGCTGAATCCCTTCCTCTACCGTACCTTGCCGGGTCATTACATCGAACAAAGTACACACATCCTCTGTCTGTGCGCCGTAGGTGTCCGTTGCGTTGCACTGGGCATCGCAGTCCACCAGCAGCACCTTCTTGCCAAGCAACTGCAACGCACCAGCCAGACAGGTGCTTGTGGTAGTCTTTCCTGTGCCGCCCTTCTGGTTGGCGACAGCTATGATTTTTGCCATTTTTATTTGCTCCAATCCACGAAATATCCGTTATACTTAAATTCTTTTGCTGCTTTGCCAGCTTCGATTAAAATCTGCCCTGTCTTAATGGCTTCATCAGGTTCTTTTTCGCTGCATCCACGCGGAGAAACAATCAAATGAATCGGACTTATCACGCCATCGCCGCGATGAAAAAACATAACCACTTCATTATCAAAATTTTTATTTAGTTCGAGTTCCGCTTTATTCAGAACGGAGTAGGAAACTTTTTCCATTTTATCACTCTTTCTTTTAGTAAAGCGAAGAAGAAAACGCCTTCACTTCATCACCGACCCACAGCACAGGTGTAACGTGCCATTCAGTCACAATTTTATCTTCAAGGTATTTTCCTTGAGAATCAATCCATTTTTCGTTACTTGAATCATACCATCCAACTTGAACCATTTCTTTGCCAGAGTTTTTATCTTTTGTTGAGAGAAGGAGCCCGTGTGGCCATTCTTCCAGCTCTTTACCGGGCATTGCTTCTTCAACTTTATACCACTTGTCCTTGTCATAGCCTTTCGGAAACATTGGAATCATACTCTTTCTCCTTTCTGCATTGTCTGCTCAATGTGCTAAATCTGGCTGCTCTTGCAAGGCTTCAATGGAATAGAACGCTGGCATATACCTGTCTACGATACCCGCTTTGTCTACGCTTCTAATCAGATAGCCAACAGGTCTGTCGGGGAATGGCGTTCTGCTTAAAGACAAGATGTCCTTATACGCTGCCTTCACCGTATCGTAAACCGCTTCTCTGCGTCTCGGCAGTTTGATTTCGGGATGCTCTTTCTTCATCCACTTCTCAACCACCTTTGCCACGTCAATGCAGTCTTGCTTTTCCAGCTCGTCACATACAGACCAGTCGAAATCCTCATATCCGCTTCTGCGGGGCTTTCTGGCGGCTTTTTGAGGTTCGGCCGATATTTCGCTTGCCTGAACTTCAATCAGCGTCTCAGACGCTTTAATTTTGGGCTTAAACTTGACTGCCACAGCCTTTCGTGCTACAAGAACCGGTTCGTAGGTCACCACGATGTCAGACACTGCATTGATTTCATCTACTGCAACGTCAAGCACTCGTTTGCGAAGGTTCTTGTAAACATCATAGCTGGCTTCCGTCGCACCGAGCTGCTCTCTCAGTTTTTTCAGACTGATTTCATGCGGCTTGCCGTCCATGTTCAGCCAGTCCCGAAGAATCGAGTAAAGCAGAATGCTGTACTGAGACTTCATTCGTGACGTGTAACGCAGCCGATACCGAACATAGCCGCTTTCAGCAATGTCAAAGAAAATAGGTCGAAGGTCAGGGTTGCAAGTGATTGCAACAACATAAGACCTTGTTTCTGGCACATAGTCCAGTTTTGCCCTTGTGAAAAGGACAAAGCTCTCAAACGTGCCCTTCTCTTTGTCAATAGGAATTGACACCGTATTTCCCAGAAAGTGCTTGATCTGCGGCTCAATCCTTCGTGCGTCAAGGCTTTTTAACCCAAGCAGGTCTCTGTACTCTGCCAAAGTGAACTCCACACGGCTGCTGCTTGGGTCTCTCGGATTTATTCTTGACAAGTAAACCTCTAGCAACCGAAGTTCTCCTGCGGTGTAGTCCCTGAACTTCGCCCAAACAAGGGATTTGCTTTTCTCAACAAGGTTGTTGTCTGATATTTTTGGCATCTGCTCACTTCCTTTAATGGTCTGAAAACAGTATATCACAAGTAGGGGGACGTGTCAACAATTTTCGTCCCCCATGACTTGTCTTTTTGTCCCCCATAGGGTCGTCAAAACGTCCCCCATGACTTGTCAAAATGTCCCCCATGCTTTGTCATTTCGTCCCCCGTCTACCTATTATATATTAAACAAGAAATAAACAAGAGGTTAAATATCATCGTTAAATAGGCGATGACGATAATTTTCAACAATTTCTTTGTTTTTCCATTCCAGCTTGTGGATAACTCAACCTTCCATTTGCTGAATAAAGTCTTTCCAGCAATGATTAGTTTTATCTAACGTGTACAAAAAGTGGATGAAAAACTTTTGAGCCGGTGTTATGGGGGACGGATTGACGATCCGATTAAATGCAAGCTACATATTATCGCTACTACGTTATTTATTCCGCGCAAATGTTGTCGGTTCATAGCCCATGGGGGACAAAATGACAAGGTAAAGGTATACCTAATCTGCATGAAACGTGGACAAAATGTTCTTCAAAAACTGCGATAATTCGACAATTAGCCGCTTATATTATTCGGATTCACTGTATAAGAATCGTTGGACTTCATAGCGGCTTTCGTCCCAGCGTCCTGCGCCTGATAAAGAATCTCCATCTTTGGGGCGGTTCCGTTCGGGTCTGGGTCTGTCCCGGTAGCCTGCGCTATCTCATAGTTGCCCGATACCATCCGGCAGACAGAGACCCTGTCCTTCAATGGCGTATGGAGGTTTGCCAGAACCTCCGTCAGCACACCGATGTGGTCTGAACCGTGATCTCCGTACCGCATATACAACAAGGCATCTATCTCGTAGGAGGAACATTCCATCATGGCATCTATGAGAATCTTACGCTTTTCCATGTCGGAAATGTCGTCCTCTAGATGTTCCAGCAGCCCCGGATGAATGCAAGCGTCCATGTATCGAGCCACCGATACGCCGCAGCAGGTGAACCAGCGCATAGCCATTGGCAGGGAGATGGCTGCCAGACCTTGCTCCCAGTTGGCAATCGTGCCACGATTTACACCCATCCGTGCCGCCAATTTCTGCTGACTCAAGCTAGAACGCATCCGTGCCATCTCTAATGCTTTGGCCGTTCTTGCCAAATATTCATCCATAAATTCACGTCCTTTCAACAAAATTCTGCAAAACTGCCGGATTCGACAAGCCAAAAAATGGAAAAAGCTGCTATGGAGAACCAACAGCAGCCTGTGTTATAACTGTATTGTCAAAAAATTCCAAATAGAAAGGAAACACAAAATGAAAGAAACTGCAATCTGGAACCATGAACGTATGCCGATCATCGATGGAATGCCTGCCAGCGTTCCCGATGGGCAACCACACACACCTGAACCATGGGAGGAAAGCTAATGAACCGAACTGTAGATGCTCTGATTGTCCCATACGCTCGTAGACGGACGCTGGAGCTTGTCCTGAGCCTTTCTGGGTACGAAGCTGATAAAGATGCTTACCTCGAAGCGAAAGGCATCCTAGAACGTGCCGTAGCCGCCTTAGACGATGGACGCGACCCGGCAGATAACATCGAACGCATTGACGGACAGCTTGTGGAACTGTGAAAGGAGAAGAAGATGGACTTTACGAATGGATTCTATAAAGCCGAGAACCCTGTCGTTTTTGAAGAAGTGAAAACCTTCCTCCAGTCAATGGAACGGCGTGGGGCAACCGTAAAAGACTTAGACGATGCCATTGTGCAGCTAAACAATGTTTCGCACAGCATCAGCACAAACGCTCTCGTCAAAGCAGATGTGCTGGACGATTTACCGGATAACCCCTTTCGTTCCATGCTCAACGGAATGTTACAAAGCAAAGGGTAACTTAAACTTAATGTGGCTCTTAATCATTGTCATTGCAATTTTTGGTTTCCCTGATACAAAGTAACGGATGGAAAAATCATTTAACCTCAGCAAAGTTGTTAAAATGATATTGACTGTACAACAGAAAGGTGTATAATCGTATCAAATGAACATCCGAACTTACCGATCGGGAGGATATGCCACAATGAGTGAACAAGAAAGAGCTAAGATTGACCGATTTATCGCATGGCTGTTGGAACACCCTGATAAGATTCCGGCAGCGGAGCAAGCTTTAGACCTGGAATAACAGAAAACCCCTTGCACAGAGCTACACCAGCCCGGCACAAGGGGTTTTTATTTTACCGGGTCAGAACCACTTCTTTTTTCGGTTTCTACGGTAACGATATTTTCTGCTGTTGCCATATAGCACACGGTCGTTGCCTTTTAACAAGGCCTGCATGAACCAAAAGCAAAAGGCACAGCCGCACAACAAGTAATACACGGGCTTGCCTCACATCTTCTCGATCAGATTCATCAGCGCTTCACGCTGCGCTGTCGGCATAGATTCAAGCTTTTTTCTAATCCGCTCCACTGCTGCAACGACTTCACTTTGCGGCTGCTGGGGCGGGTTTTCTTTTTGGTCGCCAGTGAGAAGGTAGTCTACAGTAACGCCAAAGTACTGCGCCAATTTAACTGCATTCTGATTGGTCGGCTTTGCATCGTTCCCTGCATTTGCTTCGGTTCTCCAATAGCTATAAGCAGATTTCGGAACGCCAGCTTCAGTCAAAGCACGAGATGGCTTTACTCCCTTTTGCTCACATAGCCTTACGAAATTATCAAAAAACACAAAACATACCTCCAGCGTTTGTACAAGATGACAAAGTTCTACCACTTGAACAAAAACACTTGAAAAGTTCTACTACTTGTGCTTTAATAAGGCTACCGGGTTCAATCGGTAGAACAAATTAAAGACTTTGAACAAATAGAAGAACGTTCGATAATGTTTTTGCTTGACACCATAATATTATCATATTCTTTCAAAAAGTTCAAGTACTAGAACAAGAAAGGAGAAAAAATTTGCTTCCTAAGTGGACAGGCGATGTTGTGGGAACGCTTCACGTTAACAGCATCGAAATCAGAGAGCTTGCTGCAAAAATGGGATGCGCACCGGAATACTTGGGAAAAATCCTGAACGGTAAGCGTGAGCCTAAAAATGCGGAAGCTAAGGTGAAAGAAGCTCTGGAAGAGCTGTTGAAGGAAAGAAAGGGGAAATGAGTGGTATGAAACGGTTCATTACCTTAAAGGTTGAGGTTGACCTTGAGCACCCGGAAGAAGCGCACCACGACATTGACGAGGCGATAAAGGCCTACGAGGAAAGCAAAAAGAGCTGGGATCTCTTTGAAGTTCACGAAGCCAAAAGCAGAGCACAAGACATTTTGTACAACCTGTGCAATGAAGGCTACAGTATGATCTGGACGGTCACGGATGGCGCTGTTGGCCTGACGATCTGGAAAAGCTTTAAGGAACCTTCTGTTGGCCAGTGCTATATGCCAAAAGAAAACTTGTTTAACATCTGGGTCGAAAAGCTGGTTGCGCTGTGCATTGCCACAGGCAAGGAAGTCCCGAAGTTTATCACAGATAAGGCTGGTGAATGCTGGTGATGAAATTTCGCAAAGCGCAAAGCCGCAAGCGCAGATTAAAGCTGGCAATAGCAGCTGGCGTGTCCCGAAACGATGCCAACAAGGTGCTTTGGATGGAGAAGACCATCAATCAGTGCTTTGAACGTCACAATCGGGAAGCCAGACTGAAAGAGGAGATGCAGCGTGGAAGAAAAGTACTGTGAGCGCTGCGGTGTCTTTCTTGGCCTTGTAAATCCGTGCAAGAAATACTGTGAAGAATGTAAAATCATTGTTCGCAGAGAACGGCAGGCTCTTATAAAGAAAGGAATCAAGGCTAAGCCGGAACCGGCTTTATGCGCTTGGTGCAAGAAGCCAATGGTTCGGAAGGTCTGGTCTCAGAAGTATCACCCTGAATGTGCAGCAGATGCAAACAAGGCTTTGACCAAAAAGTACAAAGCCAAAAAGCAAAAAGAGCTGAATGAGCTAAAAGCATCTGGTGAGTTCAAAATTACTTGGGATGTGCAGGAGCCAGAACGTGCGAGACCTCAAAAGCACGAGCCTCCAAAGTATACCGTGCGACAGATGAACGATGCCGCAAAACGATACGGCATGAGCTACGGCCATTACAGTACTTTACTTGCACAGGGAAAGGTGAAGGCCCCTGATGAACGGTAAATATTACGGTCAGCGGGAAATCCGGTGGCACAGCCAGGAGAAAGAACGGCTGGAACACATCAACAAGCGAAAGGAGAAAAATGAAAGCACTCGTGGAAATCGTCCTGATCTGGGGCATTGTCATGGCATTGGTTCTAGCAGCGTTCCTGCTAAACTTCTGGCTGGTGCATCATATCGAGCTTCTGGTCGGAGCTAAAATGACCTGGTACATTATCGGAATCAGCGCTCTGATGGCCACCATCTGGATTTTCGGCGTTGGTAAAAAGGTATGACGCTGGAAGATGCAATGAAAGCCAGGTACTTCAACATCAACGACCTTAGCCGTAGATCGGGAGTATCAAGGCCGACGATTTACAGCATCTTGGGCAAGCGAAAGAAGCAGAAAAGTTCCGTTCGGGTCGATACGCTTCTAAAAATCGCAAAGGCCTTGAATGCAAAAATTGCCATTAGTGAAAACAAGCCAAGCGGATTTGATATTGTCTTAAAAGAGGTGAAGAGAAATGAAAACTGTTAAAGGCACTGTATTGTGCTTTATAAGCATATCCATCGCCGTTGCAGCACTTGGATGTGGAAACGCCATCAACGGTGCTTCCAATGGCTGGGGTATGCTTGGATATACGCTACTGTCCGTCTCAATGTTTTTTACTGCTTTGATTCTCGCTATTATCGGCGTTAGCGCGGAGAATGAGCGTATTGAACGTGAAAACCGTAAGATTAAGCGAGTGCACCACAGCACCAACGAGTGGAGGGATGCTCAGTGAAATGCCCGATGTGCGGACAGGAAAGTGTTACGACCGTCGAAACTAGAAAAGAGGACGATTGCATTATTCGCAGAAAGCATTGCTTGAATAAAGAATGCGATTACCGGTGGTCTACTATCGAAATCGACACAAGCCAGTGGTACTCAGCTCTTCAAATCCAAGAGCACAGAAAACAGAGAGGACGGCCCAGAAAGAATGATTAGCGTGAACCTAGATAGATTCGGTGGCGTGACCGAGCCGGAGGACGGCGTGTACTTTATGACCAACAAGCAGATGGCAGAAGCGAAAGAAGCTGACCGGCTGGCAGCGATTGAGGACTTGCAGTCTGAGATTGAGGACAGGGAAGCAGAGCTGAAAGACCTCCGCGCACAGTTGGCAGACCTGATGGCTGGTTGATTTTGTACAGCCGTATTAAGCCAAAGCAAGAACAATGAAGCCTAATGAAGCCGAAGAAAGGAGGGCGATTCTATGACCGATAAGGAACTTATTGAGTATCTTCGTAAATGGTTTTACGTTGATTCTGACGGTACGTTACACAGAAAAGACAGGAAAAACAGCGCAGGAAGCTACGATAAAGACGGTTATTTGATTGTGAAAATCAAAGGGAAGCAATACAAAGCACACCGCCTTGTGTACGCACTTCATTATGGGATAATGCCTATTGGAGTAATCGATCATATCAATGGAATCAGGACAGACAACAGGATTGAAAATCTTCGCTGCGTAACCCAAGCTGATAATGTTGCAAATACTGTTCAGTCCAAAAACGCTTTAACTGGCGAGTACGGAATCTACGAAGACCGTTCAACGAAAGGTTTGAAACGCAGATATTCGTTCCACTTTAGCGGCAAAACATACCGATTCAAAACCATAGAAGAAGCTAAGAAATCAAAAGATGCTTTATGGAAGGAGAAATATGGAAACACTTGTGAAGCTTTCCAAAATTCAAGGCGAGCTGAAAGCTCCAAAAAGCCAGCGTAATTCTTTTGGTAAGTACAATTACCGCAGTTGCGAAGACATTCTGGAAGCAGTAAAGCCGCTCCTCGCAAAATATGGGGCGTGCCTTGTACTTGAAGATGAGCCCGTGCAAAGCGGCGAATATCATTACATCAAAGCGACTGCAACAATCTACGATTCGGAGAGCGGAGACAAAATTTCAAACACCGCATACGCTAGAGAACCTAAGCAGCAGTCTGGTATGTCGGATTCCCAACTTACCGGCACTGCAAGTAGCTACGCTAGAAAGTACGCTCTGAACGGTTTGTTCTGCATTGACGATACGAAGGACGCTGACACGGACGAGTACCGGAAGCAGACCACAAGCAGGACAAGCAAGCCTGTCCAAAAGCAAGCGGAGGCAGAAAATATTCCTCCGTGCGCTTGCTGCGGAAAGCAGTTACAGCCTATTCAGTACAACAACCGCACAGTCACTCCACTGGAAACTGCAAGAAGCACGAAGAAACGCTTTGGGCGCGTCCTGTGTTGGGACTGTGCTCAGAAACAGCCGAAGGAGGGCTAAACAATGCTCAACTCTATCGCAATTCAGGGTCGTCTGGTTCACACACCCGAAGCTAAGGTCACGAAATCCGGGAAGGATGTTTGCACGTTCAGCATTGCTTGTGACCGTCAGAGTGGCGGTCAGAAGGAAACCGACTTCTTCAACTGCACCGCATTTGGTAATACGGCGCTGTTCGTTTCCAAGTGGTTCCAGAAGGGCAGCTTGATTCTGGTGACTGGTAGCATCCAGACCCGGAAGTATATCGACAAGCAGGGGAACAACCGCACCGCAACGGAAATCATGGCGAACAAGGTCGACTTCTGCGGTGGCAAGTCTGACAGCAAGTCCTCCGATAAGGCGCAGGATGCACCGCAGAACTACTCTCAGGACAACACGGATAACTTCTCTGTGATTGACGACGATGGTTCGTTGCCCTTCTGATTGGAGATGCGCATGAATCGGGAAGAAAAAAACGCATTGGACGCAAGATAAAATCTTGCTGTATGTGAAAGCCTGTATGTCTGCCACTGGTTTAACCAGAATGCCATCAAGAAGTGAATTGAGCGAGTATTACGGAAACGACAAGTTGACAAATGCAATTCGCCGTTTTCCGGGTGGCTATTACAAAATAGCTGAAATCCTTAATATCGAAATGAAAGAAAGCGAAACGCAATTCGGAAAGTATGGCGAAGACCTTGCTACAAAACTGCTGGAAGAACATGGATTTGCGGTTGAGCGAATGTCAACTAGATACGCCTATGACCTTTATGTTAATGGCAGCGTTAAGGTTGATGTGAAAACGGCAAGGCCGAGCAGAGCAAATAAGAGTTTTTGCTATTCGTTTAATCTTGAAAAACGATTCCCTACTTGCGATGTTTATTTTCTAATTGCAAAAAACGAAGAGAAGGAAAGCATTTATATAGTTCCTGCTTCCATCAACCAGACGCAGATTGGTATTGGAACTGGAACGACTGTGTACAGCAAATATCAAGACCGATATGACATTATCACTGATATGAGCAAGGCCTTCGCTTCGGCAAAGTCCTGATCTCCTACCTTATATAAGAGCTGCGCTATCCGGCTGGACGGGCGTTTAGAAAGATGAAGCACTTGGGCGACATTACAAAGATTCACGGCGACCAGATAGAGCCTGTGGATTGCATCACGTTCGGCAGCCCTTGTCAGGGCTTGTCTATGGCGGGGAAAAGGCTTGGATTTGACGACGACCGATCCGTGTTGTTTTTGGATGCCGCAAGAATCATTAAGGAAATGAGGACAGCCACCAATGGAATGTATCCAACTTTCGCTGTTTGGGAAAACGTGCCGGGAGCATTCAGTTCCAACGGAGGAGAAGATTTCAGAGCCGTGCTGGAAGAACTTGCCCGCGTGGAACAACCAGACGTTTCAATTCCTAGACCTTCGGGTAGGGGGGGCAGATGGAGCAAAGCCGGAGCAATCGCCGGAAACGGATGGTCTTTGGCTTGGCGACAGCTTGACGCTCAATATTGGGGAGTCCCCCAACGCCGAAAGAGAATCGCTCTTGTCGTGGATTTTGGAGGACAACGTGCCGCAGAAATATTATTTGAGCGCACGGGCGTGTCAGGGAATCCTGACGAGAGCATCAAGACGTGGGAAGCCACTCCCGGACATTCTCAGGCAAGCTCTTATGGACGTGATAGGGGGGGCAATTCCTACACCCTGAAAATCCGTAGTGGATGCGCCGGTGGTGGTAAAGGTGCGCTGGTACAAACCGAAAAGAGCGCAACGCTTTCTACACTGCAAGACCAGACGTTGTTTCAACCCGTTGTCTATGATGCTCGTGGAAACGGGGACTGCAAAGTTGTACCGACAATCACATGCGACCACGAAAACAGAATCACAGACTACACGGCTATTGCAATCGAACGCAAGACCTTCAACGAGCAGTCTTTCAGCCACTACAAGGAAAGTGACAAGTGCTCAACCTTGAAAGCAAAATCTGGGAACATCGGCAATGGTAGCGAATGCCTGATTGCAGAGAAAGCCGTCCGTTGGATTGTTCGCCGTTTGACCCCTGTTGAATGTGAACGGTTACAAGGCTATCCTGCCGGATACACCGACATTGGTGACTGGACGGATAGCAAAGGAAAGAAGCACAAATACGCTGACAGCCCACGGTACAAGGCTCTAGGCAACTCAATCGCTTTGCCGCAGTGGTTTTGGTTGGTGCAGAAGATGCGCCCTTACCTAAAAGAAAAGCCTACACTGGGTAGCCTATTCGATGGTCTGGGTGGTTTCCCTCTGGTCTGGCAAAGAGCATACGGAGATGGAACCGCACGGTGGGCATCGGAAATCGAAGAGTTCCCGATGGCTGTAACAAAAAGGAGATTTGGCGAAGAATGATTGCCTGTTGCAAAGACTGCACATCACGCCACCAAGCTTTCCACGACACCTGCGAGAAGTATAAGGCAGAGAAGAAAGACTTCGAGGAGCGCAAGGCATTCGTCTATGAGATGAACCACAGCCAGAGCGTATACCACCGTGATTATGAGGACAAGCACCGGGAACGTGGTAAGAAACGGTTTCTCGGAAGTGAATTTAGAGGTGAACGATAAATGGGAGCGTTTATTGCAAGACAGCCTAATGGCTTGCTGTGTCGGTTTTCTTCGGTTGTTGATTGCATTACCGACTACAATATGACGGAAGATGATTACATCGAACTGTGCGCTAAAAAGGCACGAGAAGAAGCGAGAGATGTCCTTGACCATTATATTGAGCCGTTTGAAATTGTTGACAGGTGTTTCTTTCCAAACAACATGACTACTGAAGAACACAAACGGATTATGAAGGAAATGGAAAAGCCCGCTGACAAAGCAACTCATATTCCATGAATTTAGAGGTGAACGAGGATGAATGAATGGAGAGATATAGTAAAAAATCCACCTAACAAATGGGATGGAGATTCGAGGGGGAACATTTTGGTTTGGTATAGCAATACGAAACGCGCAGAAGTTGTGAAAATGACCCTTGCGGAGTCGTTTCCTGACAATATGCCGTTCTGGATGCCACTCCCAAAACGACCAAAGGGCAACGAATGAACACCGGCAAGCAGTTTGAAGCAGACTTCAAAGCATCCGTCCCGTCCGATGCGTGGTGCTACAGATTGAAAGACAGCGCTGCCACCTACTACGGCGGCAACGAGAACCTGTCCTTTTCCATCGACAACATCTGCGACTTCCTTGTGTACCGATACCCGATGAACCACCTGTTTGAGCTTAAAACCATCGAAACGCCCTCTATCCCGCTGGAAAAGGTGTTCGGCAAGTACGACAAGGAAAAGTGTAAATACCGCAAGGAAAAGCACATCACTGACATGGCGGATGCGATGGGATACAGCGGCCAGACCGCCCATGTGATAGTCAATTACAGAGCGGTCAACCGCACCTTTGCAATCCCTGCCAGCAAGGTTCTGGCGTTCCGTTACAACGAGAGCCGCAAGAGCATCCCTTGGCAGTGGGCAGAACAAGAGGGGATAGAGGTCAAAGCGAAAAGGCTGCGTGTCCATTGGCGGTATGACGTTGATGGGCTGCTAAAGAGATTGGAGAAAGCCAAGCATGACAATGGTTTGCGATAGATGCGGTGAAACATTTGAATATCCAGAGTTCTCCATAAGTGAGTGGACACAAAGAGTAGAAAACAATTCTATTTGCAGGTGCATTACAAAGAAAAATAGGAAAATTCTTATCTATTCAAATGACCCGTTTTTTCTTTGCCCCTCTTGCATGGCAAAGTTGAACGACTGGTTGAAAGGAGAACAGGAACAACAAGCAAAATGGATTTGCGACCATGAAAGCAACTCAATCGAGTGTGACAAGTGCAGAGCAGAATACAAACTCTCGCCGTATGAGCGTGAATCAGACTTTAATTATTGCCCAAACTGTGGTTCAAGAATGGAGGGAATAAAAGAGTGAGTGTTGTCTTTAAGTGCGACAGGTGCGGTGAGATTTTTAATCGGAAAGTGCCTGACATAAACGATTGCTACGGTACTGCAAATTCGATTCTGTTCTTAGATTGCACGGTGGAACGCAACCGTTTTGGACTGGGCGAAGAACCAATTCAGCTTTGTCCGTCCTGCATGAAAGAACTGAATGACTGGTTAGAGCCAAACAAAGAAAAACTAGACAACGGAAACAAAAACGAATGGAACAACATGACTACTCAACCACAATGTGGCGTGGCTGTCGAAATAAAGCTTGAAAATGGAGACCTTGACATTGCGTACCGCCGATATAACGATAAACGCTGGTTTCAAAGCAGTGGTGAGTGGGTTTCAAGTGATGTCAAAATCGTTGCATGGAGATACATCGACTGAAAGGAGAACAGAAGTGAGTAAGAAAGTTTCAGACATCCTGCCAAAGACGGAAATCTTGGCACAGTTGGCAGAAGAAGCATCCGAACTGGCACAGGCTGCGTTGAAGCTGCGCCGGGCGCTGGATGGTACGAACCCGACACCGAAGAGCGTTGAGGAATGTTTAGAAAATATACAAGAAGAAATGGCGGATGTTTTTGTCTGCCTAACCATGTTTGGTAAGTCCGCCGAAAGAGACGGAATCTTGATTTATAACAGGTACATGGAAAAGGTTATCAAAATCGAAGATGAAAAAGAAGCCCGCTGGCTCCATCGCCTTCAGGATAAGGGGCAGTCAGATGAATAAGCATAGAAACCGCCCATCAAGCGGCAAACAGGCGATGTCGGCCAACCTCCGCAAAATCGCACGACAAAACCAGTTGTACGGCTTTCACATGGCTCTGGATGGCATCGCCGCCACATGGGGCGCACTGATTCAGAACCTTCGGTGCGATGCAGACCTGACCGATGAACAGGTGCAGAAAATCATCTGCATCGGTGACAGGTACTGGGAGATGGTTGGCAAGTTCAAAGAAGAGGACATGACCCCTGACGAGTTTGCAGATTACATCACCGCAAAGTCAGAGCAGGTCGAAAAAGAGCTGAGAGAAAGGTGGAGCTGATGGCAATATTTTCGGTAGAAGCTATTTCGGAAATCACTTCAATAAATCCAAAGTCTTGCCGCATCAAAAGAGCAATGTTCACCTGTTATTTCTGCAATACTGCCATTTCTGTGTGTGATGCACGCGTTGCAACTGCGATGGCAGATAATGGGGAAACTCCTATTTGTCCGATTTGTGGAAAGAAAACCATATGCAGTCTATATGAGTTTCAATCGCACGAAAATCCAAACATCATAGAGGATGTTAGATGGAGGTAACAATGGATAAGGAACAGCTTGCCATCGCACGGTTGCAGGACGCTGCAAGACTATCCGAGCATCGGTACAAGAAACCGCTGATGGTCACATACTCTGGCGGTAAGGATTCACAAGTGCTTGTGGCTCTGGCTGAACGTGCAGGAATCAACTTCGAGGTGGTCAACAGTCACACCACAGCAGATGCGCCGGAGACGGTCTATTTTATCCGTGAGCAGTTCAAGGCGATGGAAGAACGTGGAATCAAATGCTCCATCGTCATGCCACGCTACAAGGACAAGCCTGTGTCCATGTGGACGCTGATTCCGCAAATCATGGTTCCACCAACGAGGCTTATGCGTTACTGTTGTTCTGTGTTGAAGGAAACATCTGGTAAAAATCGCTTTATTGCAACTGGCGTTCGTTGGGCTGAGTCAGCATCGAGAAAAAACAATCGTGGGATTATGGAGTTTAACCATCGTAACAAAGAAAAAAGAATTACGATGATGGGCGACAACGATGAAAAACGGCAACTGTTCGAGACCTGCAATCTCAAAGGCAAGATGACCGTCAATCCGATCGTGGACTGGTCTGATAATGATGTGTGGGACTACACGCACAGCGAGCGCTTGCCCATCAATCCGCTGTATTGCGAAGGGCAGAAGCGTGTTGGCTGCATCGGTTGTCCTATGGCCGGTAGGGGGGGGCAGACAGCGCGAGTTTATGCGCTGGCCTGCCTACGAGAAAATGTACATCTCAGCGTTTGAAAGAATGCTTGATGTCAGAAAATCAAAAGGTTTGCCGTGCGACTGGCAGACCGGCATGGACGTGTTCCGCTGGTGGATGGAAGATGACAACATCAGCGGTCAGTTGAGCATGGACGATTTGATGGAGGATAACAATGTTTGAATTTGTAACTCGCTGGCTGGTCTGCCTAGTCCTGCTGGCGGTAGTAGTTCAGTCCGAACGGACAATCAAAGACATGGCAGACAACCTATTTGAAAAACGTCAGGCAATGCTTGTCTGGCTGTTCATCAACGTGTGTCTGGTCGCTTGTACGGCAGTTGTGATGGGGTGGAAATGATGATTCAGGATATCAACATGGTAGGGCGTGAAAGGCTGGCTTTTCTGTATGGTCTTTATAGCGGCTGTGCGAAATCGGAAACTGAGCTCAATATCAAAGGCATTTATCAGGAAATGGCTTCCGAGTTAGCTTGGTGTTTGGGATTTAACGAGAACTACAGCAAATGTTATGAGATGAACGGGGAATAACCAATGGATAATGAACTTTACTGTCCGATGAAGATGACCAGCAATCCGCTTGGTCGGTGCGTCTGTGAGAAAGAAAAGTGCGCTTGGTGGCGGCAGCTGGACAACTGCTGTTCCGTCTGGCAGATTGCGCGGAAGCTGGATAACATTGAAACGAAGATGAAGAGGTGAGAGTGTGAAACTGGTTGATGTTGATTCAATCATTGTGGCGTGGAAAACTGTTGGTATTAACAAAAAGAATGAAGCAAAGTCGTTTTTGGATAGCAAAAACTACATCGTATACATACAAGGACAAATCAGAAGTAGCATTGGAGATGTGTTTTTAGATTTAGCCAACATATTGGAAAAATCTGAGCCCGCCAATATATGGTTTGATGCCAAGAAAGTTTTACCCGAAAAAGACAAAGAAGTTCTCGTAAAAAGAGAAAAGTTCGGCATTGAAATTGCATTTTTATCTTATGACGGATTATGGCAAGACGACGAGTGCAGTGTACTTGGAGATGTAACTTATTGGGCGTATCTTCCTGAACCACCAAAGGAGGTCTGATACATGGCAACACCCCCGAAGCGTGGTCGTGGCAGACCGCCGCTGACCGAAGCCGAAAAGAAAAAGCGCGAGAAGCGAGCACAAAAGGCAAAAGAGCAAGCCGCTGCAAAGCGTGAAAAAGAGCGTGAGAAAAAGCGGATACAGAACCTCAACAAGAACAAGAGCATCCGATCACAGGTCAGTAAGAAGGTAAAGGAGCAACAGGCGTTGGCTATCGAAAAGCTGAAAATGATGAACACAGGGGATTTGAAGTCAAGAATCGGCGATGAAGAGGACAAGAAAGTTGTCGGCATGATTGCGGCAAAGTATTTTGGCGACCTTCCGAGCGTGGATATGAACAACCCCATTGAAGTGCAGCAACGTCTTGACTTCTTCTTTGACGCTTGTATCGAAGCCAGAATCTCCCCTGTGGTCGAATGGATTGCGCTGGTGCTGGGCATCGAATGGCCTAGCCTGAGACAGATTATGACAGGCAAGCGCCGTGACGACAGCTTGCAGCAGAAGTACATCCTGAAGCTGATTCTGCAAATGCAGTCCATGTGGGCGTACAACGGTATGTATGGTCAGGAGAACCCGGCAGAGTGGATTTTCCGAGCCAAGAACTACTTTGGTATGCGTGACAACGTTGAAGTTACCGTTGCGCCGCCTGAACAGCCGTTGGGCGATGCCCAGAGCGCAGAGCAGCTCGCCCAGAAGTACCAGACGGCTTTGCCGAAGGGGATTGACGTGGAGTACAGAGAGGTGGAAGAACATGACTAACGGTGATTTCATTCGCTCCATGACGGACGATGACATTACGGAGAACCTAACACCGGGAATCTGCGAGCTTATCAAGCATCGAGACCCGGAGCGTTGCCAAAACCGTGAGCATTGCTTTCATTGCGTCAAGGACTGGCTGAAAGAGAAAAACAAAATCATGGTGAGGGCTGACAAATGGGAAAATTGATTGACTTCTCCGACCCCTGCCTACGCACGTTCCTGCCTGTCCTCTTGCAAGACCGTACGACCGGCAAGAACATCATCTGGGCGACAGACCCGCCGCCTGAACTTGGCGTTGGCTTTGCAGATGAAATTACGCTGGAACAACTGGACAAGGTTCAACTTGTTCCTCGTGTGCAGAAACGACTTGCAGACCAAAAGAAGCGAACCAGCAAGAAAGCAGAGGTGTTTACTCCAACATGGGTCTGCAAGAAGATGGCAGACGTTGCTGAAAACGACCTGAAGGGCGTGAACTGGAAGGAGTACATCAACAAGACTTGTCTTGAAGTAACCTGTGGCGAAGCGCCGTTCCTGACAAGCCGATATGATACCACAGCAGGGCAGATGATTGCTGTGCCGGACAGAATCGGTCTGCTGGATAGGAAGCTAAATGTTCTGGCGGAGCAGTTCCATGACTACGATATGTGGATGTGCTGGGCAATTAGCGCCTACGCATCGACATACGGCTATGAGTGGCAGGGAGACAATCTCTTGCTGGCAAGGTGCAACCTGTTCCTGACGCTGATTGAAAATTTTAGGTATCGGTTTGATGCTGAAAAGCTGGAAATTGGCTTCATGCCCATTTTTCTTGACTGTATCGCAGACACTATCTCATGGAACGTCTGGCAGATGGATGGGCTGAAAAAGACCGTGCCAGGCACGGACATTCCGTGCAAAATCAAAGACTGGAAAGCAGACAAAGAAGTCCTGTTTAAGGACGTTGGGGAGGATGACTAATGCAGACTGACAGAGGAATCTACCACAAGCGAGTGTGCGACCGCTGCGGAGCGGTTCTGGGCGGCAGGATAATGAACCCTGACGAATACTTCAAGGACTGGGCGTGGCGCAGGGATACAGGCGACCTGTGCCCGGAGTGCTATGAGGAGTATAAGCGTGTGATCGGGCGGTTCAATGCCAACAGAAGGAGAAAGAGAGGGCAGAGATTATGAAAAAGTGCGCTCTTTATAGATGCAAACAGTGTTTTGCAACCATTACGGATGAGGACGATGTCAGAATCGATAAAGACATTGTTGATTGGATGTTTGAAAACGAAATGGAAGAAAGCAAAATTGGGTTTATCGCAAAATTCAAAATAAGCGATAAAGTCCTCATTCATCGTTGCGCCAACAACACTGTTGGTTTATGTGAGTTTATCGGGTGGAAGGAGATAGAGAAATGAACTTCTACTGCACCACCGAACGTTGCTCTTGCATGGGCATCAAACAGTTCTCCGCTGGCAAGGCTATCCGATGTATGGCAGAATCCTGTAAGAACAAATCTGAACCGTCCTGTGGCTCTTGCAAATGGTACGCAGAGCCTGATGGCGTGTGCGTGAACGACCAGTCAGAACACATTGCAGACTTCGTGTGGGATGAACGTGGATGCGAGGAATGGGAGAAGAAAGATGAAACGTCAGCAGACCTATAAAGGGCTTATTGGAAAGGGCTGGTACGACCAAAGCGAATACAGTCACTATTTTGCAGCGTGGGCAAACCACCGAAACAACTGGGCTATCCGCAAGGCTGACAACCGCAAGCTGGCAAAGGCAAGATTGAAGCAAATTGAACGCCAGCAAATCAGAAAGGAACTGGACGAGTATGACAGCAGGGGAGAAAATCAGGAAGCGCAGGATTGAACTGCACGTCAAGCAGAAAGACCTTGCGAACAGAATCGGTGTAACAGCCGCTTTCATATCGGCTATTGAGTGCGGGAAACGCAAATGTAAAGAGAGATGGCTTTTCAGAATCGCAACCGTCCTTGACTGCACCATATATGATTTGCAAGATGACGAGCCTAAAGGTTTGATTGACCCCGCTAATAACGACTTCGGAGCGGTCTGCAACTGCGCCGTCCGCTACTGCTTGGGCAGACGGTCATATATGCCTAGCCTTGTATGCAGATACATCATCTCGCTTCTGCCGAAACTGACGGACAAGACGCTTGATTGCTTTGAACGTGACATTGCAGAGCGAAAGCGGACAGGTTTCGATTTTGGCGATTCCTGCGACTATGAGACGTGGGATGCGTTCTACAAGGCGGTTTGTAAGGAGATTGAAGGGAGAAAAGAACAATGAAGAAAGTAATTTTATCTGTAGCATTGGCGGCATCTATCGCATTGTGCGGATGCACAGAAGCATCTCGTGTGAATCACAATATTTCGCAGCAGGCAAAGAATTTCAACGTCACTCGCAGATTGTCTGTTGTTAATGCAAGAACTGATACGCCGATGCTTGAAATAATCGGGAACATGGACATTTCCAATAACAGCAACAATGAACTTGTGGTGACTATTGAATTGCCCGATGGAACATATAAAAAGCATTACGTCTATCTTAACGAGTACACAATGTACATTGTGGAGGATTTGAGCGGTTCTGACGTGGACAAGTATCATTACGAAATCAACATCTTGCCGCAGCAGTTACAAAACTTCGTTCTCACCTACAATCCGTAAGCGGGGTATTGGATAATGGCTAACACACTTTGGCATCCAGCCAGCGAACCGCCACGAGAGCGGACGCATTCTTTGTTGCTTGCAACTAAGAAGACGTGGCGTGATAAAGATGGAAAAATGTTGCAAGGAATCTCGCCGACAGCATACTTTCTTGGCTGTTACGCAGACGGTCAGTTCTGGGATGAGATAGGTGAGAGACTGCCGGAAGATGTGACGGTGACGCATTGGATGGCGTTTCCGATGGTATAGGAGGGCTTATGGAAAACAGTATCGTTATTACGCAAGATATGATTGCAACGTTTACGGCAGCAATGCGGGAAGCGTACCAAAAGTACGGAGATGACGAGGAAATTGTTCATGGCGTGATGGATGGCATTATGTGCGATACCTTAGATAGGCTTGGATTTACAGAAGGCGTGGAAATCTTTAACGAAGCACCGAAATGGTATGCGTAAGGAGCAGTAAACATGACGAACAAAAAGTTTGGCATTATCATTATGGACTTTAGCCTTTTCGACTTTGGGCCGAAACCGCCTTGTGGGTACATCAAGGCAAAACATATCCGCCCAGCGTACGGCAAAGGCACAAAACCTGTCAAGGCGCATAAGAGAATCACGAGAACCAGAGAGGGATTTAGAAAGTGACAGAACTCAAGAGATGCCCGTTCTGCGGTGCGGAACCACCGACTGTAAAAGTGATTCATCCACTTAACGTTGACATGGCTAGTTGGGTAGTATGCGGGAAATGCGGGGTGAGCACTTCTGCAACATTTGGCAAGGAAAAAGCCATCGAAGCATGGAACAAACGCTACAAAGAGGATTGAGCATGGACAAAAAACGAGACAGCTTTACATTCCAACGATACTACTTTGAAGCCATCTCCACACTCAAAAGCAAAGAGAAGTTGGAACTCTACGATGCAATCTGTGCATACGTTTTTGAAGAAAAAGACGCAACTTTGAACTCAAAAAAAGCAGAATCTTGTTTCATTTTGATTAAGCATCTGCTCGATGAAGAATCAAAAAGAAGCGATATTGCGTCGAAAGGATGGTCTACACGAAAGTCGGCTCATCCTCATGTCATAAATGAGATGAAAGTCAGCTCATCTATGAGTTCAAAGTCAGATGACAATGAGCCCATTGTATCAACTGACAGTCAAATGAACGTCAAGACCATGCCGGAGAGTGCAGTCAAAAAGAAACCTGACATCTTCTCCGACTTTGCTCATGGCGATAAAGCCCTGCTGGAATCTCTGCGAGAGTTCGCACAAATGCGTACAAGAATCAAGAAGCCTATGACAGACAGGGCGAAACAGATGCTCTGCAACAAGCTGGAAAAGTTTGATCGGCATGACTGGAAAGCCATTCTTGACCAGAGCATCTATGCTGGATGGCAGGACATTTACGCATTGAAACAGGATGACCAGTACGAGCAAAGTACGGAGATGGAGTTTCCTAGACTATGACAATGGACGTTCAAACGGTATTTATCGGTGCGCTGATGCTCTGCAAGCCGGGCGTTGTGGATGAAATCATACCAGACCTTGAACTTGACTTGTTCAGACCTGAGCTGAGAGACGCTTTTGCGGCTGTTCAGGGCTATTGGACGGCTAGGGGTAAGATAGATATAGTCGAGATAAACACGCAGCATCCAGACGTAGCGCAGACGCTCTTGGCGTGTGTACAAACCTGTGAATCAGAGTGTGTGCGAATTGACAGGGAACAGATGCAGCGTTGGGCACAGCTTATCAGAGAACAAGCGGCACTCACTCGTGTGCAAGGTCTGGCATTTCAGATGACCAGCGAGCTTACCGACTATTCTGATCTATCAGACATTTACCAGCAGATGGGCGAAGCAATGAGCCTGAAAGCTGAAGAAGAAGATGCGTGGACATACGAGGATGTGCTGAACGACTATGTGCTTCACATGGACGAGAAGCCTGTGTATATTAAGACAGGCTTAGAGCGTCTGGATGAAGCGTTGCACATCTCACCGGGCGATTTCATCATCATCGGCGGCAGACCGTCTGCGGGCAAGACAGCCCTGTCTCTGCAAATAGCAGCAAGCATGGCAAAGCAGGACTACACCGTGTACTATTTCAGCTTGGAAACCAGCAAACGCAAGTTGGGCGCACGTCTGATGGCTAATCAAATATACTGCCCTCTGGATACAGTGAAAAATAAGGCGGTCAGCTTGAATGAGATTGACGGACAGGCAAAGAACATGAAAATGCCCCTTTACATTCGCTCCGCTGCCGGGAAGAACGTGGCGTGGATGAAGGCTCAGGCTCTCCGTAAAAAGGCTCAGGTCATCTTCGTAGACTATCTTCAACTCATCCATGAAACAGGCGCAAAGGACAGATATGCCGCCATTACAGCTATATCCATTGCCCTGCACGAACTGGCACAGACCACAGGCATTGTTGTGGTGGCGCTGGCACAGCTTAATCGAAACCCATCCAAGCCCGGAGCAACGCCTACTAACTCCGACTTGCGAGAAAGCGGGCAGATTGAACAGGACGCAGATGCAATCATCCTTCTGTCCGGCGATAACTCAGACAAGTACCTGTTCCGACTAAGCAAGAACAAGGAAGGCGAGATAGGCGACCTTCCCATCACGTTTAACAAGCAGATTCAACGGTTCCAAGAGTATACTTGGATGGATTGAAAGGAGAACTAATATGACCAGAAAACGTTTTGAAAAGTTGATGATGAGCACGGGCGTTTCGCCCGTTGTGGTGCGAATGGTCACGAGAGGAATGATTGAAGCTCGCAGAGATTATGAAGCGCATAAGGAAGGCGTAGACTATTGCCGTTCTTACGAAGAATCGTTCAATCGCATTATCCGCCCGGCTCTACGGGGCTGTGAGCGCTATTGTAGGAGGAAAAAATGCAGTACATGACAGCCGATACAAAGGTCAATGGGTACATGGTATACCCCCGATTCTTCTCGACTATTGACGTTAGCCCAACAGAGAAAATTGTTTACGTTTACCTATTCAATCGTGCAAGGTCATCACAGAAGGCAAGCAGAAGCGGAAAGTTTTCTGACCAACTAGGGCGAGTATACATCATGTATCCCATCAAAGACCTTGCTGCCGATACTGGATTCACAGAACGATGGGTCAAGAAGTCTCTGAAAGAGCTGGAAGAAGCCGGGGTGATCGAGCGCAAGCGTGAAGGCAAGAACAAGCCCGATAAGATATACGTCAAAGTGCCGGAAGAATCTTCAAAGAGCGAAAAGGGAGGTGAACAATCATTCACCTCTGAGGGGAACGATGCTTCACCTGTGAGGGGAACAATCGTTCACCTCCTTAATATAGAAGAAAAGAAAAGAATAAAAGTTATTAAGAAAGCGGGCGACCCGCCCGATGGGAACGCCAGCACGCCGGACTTCGAGGATGTGAGCGAGTATTTTTTGGATGCCGGATGTGAGAATAGGCTTGCCAGCAGGTTCATGAACTACTATGAGGGAACAGGTTGGATGACCAAGACCGGAAAGCCTATAACAAACTGGAAGGCCTTTGCTGATATGTGGATTGACAGAGAGCAAGAGAAGCAACAGTACAGTGAACCAGAGTTCAATCGCCTGTAAAGGTTCTTTCCCCCTACAACCCTCTATTTCCAAAAGCTACACCGTTAGCCAACAGAGCAGACCGTGACCGGCATCTTTCGTCAGGCTCTATTAGCTGGATAAAGGAATACCGTCCATCTGATCTCTACGTTACGTCACCTTCTATCGTCCGGCGCACCGCGCCGACCGGGTGGCCTTCAACGGCAACAGCATCTAACCTGCATAGGGCAGTAGCATCTAACCCGTTAGCCTCTACGACTATTTTACATGGAGAATTGACTTCATTTTGTAGTCTGTTGAATATGTAGAAATGTTGCATAGTGGCATGAGCAGTTGATTACAAATTGAAAGCAACTGACCAGTCGGATAGTCTTGTTGAATAGTTAAAAGTATTGAGATATTTGCCGAATGAGTAATCCTAGTTGGTTGGTATGATATAATTGTAGTTGTCAGTAATTAAATCAGAGGAGAACGAACCGAATCGAATGATACGACTATTACGGTGGAATAATAGTTAAAAAGATTGAGCAATTATTTGCGACTATTATAATAAGTACGATTGATAAATATTTTGAGGTAATGTGATTGGGATTAAAATTGACAGGTGTCTTTACACATATTGATTTTTTTGGTGGTCTGATGGCTTAGCGACTATCGCACATCTCTTGCTCTAAAAGAAGAACGACTATTTCACACAAAAAAATACACGACTATTTGACGATAATTCGCAAGAAAACGCTACGACTATTGCTCTGCGACTATCAGCGGACAGCTCGTTACTATACTATATATAGGACTTTAAAACGATGGTCGTCAGACGACTTTACGACTATTCTACGACTATCCGCCGGGAGAAGCTGCGACTATTACAGAAGCTGTTACGACTATTCCAGCCGGAACGCTGCGACTATTGCTGGCCTCTATTGGCTATCGGGCGAAAGCCCGAAAAGAGATACGGCGGCAGCCGCTAGTGGTTCCGCGCCGCCCGCCGTGTCCCTGCCGCTGGACTGTACCGCCGCCGCTGGCATGGTCTGCGCTATGTTGCACTGCCTGGCATAGATCCACGACAGGGGCGCACCGCTGCACCCTTATATACATTATTATAGTAGGTGGACACGTTGCCCCTGTACAGCGTCCGGCATGGCGGTGGTATCTGGTATTGGTGGAGGTGCAGCACTTGACGGTATGCCCTCCAGCGTGTCGCAGGCGGTGTATAGGCGGCTTGTGTAGCTGCTGTATTGTGCCCGCTGGAATGGGTCAAATCAACGGGAACGCCGCTGTAAAGCCCTGCAAACGGTTTTGACGTTTTGACCGTATAATTGCATTGACGGCAGAAAGACCACCGTAAACGCTTGTGCGTGGCTGATACGTCGCCGGGCAAAATAAAAGCCCTGCACCCTCAGCAGATGCAAGGTAAAGAAAAGCCCGGCCATTTCTGACCGGGTAGAATGCTTCTTATTTGGACGCTTTAAACAGGGCGCTGAAAAACCAAAAGAAAAACAGGATGCAAGATAGTATCATTTTGCAATTACCTCCTTTTCACCGTACAGCGCCGCGCGGCGTAAAACACAGATTCAAGGGAAGCGGCTGCACCCATTCCCACGCGCCGCCGTTCAGCGGCTGCCGAATAATCCAAGTGGGAACGGCGGACAACGGATTATATTCGAGTGTATAGCGGTATTTGCGGCCGTTTGTACCGTCCTTGCCCTTGTGATAGTCCGAAAAGATACGGGAAATAAGATTATCACTCATGTTATAACCCCCTTATACCACGCTAAAACGCTTATATGTGGTTTTGCTGCTGCACTCTGCATACACATCCGGGTGCAACGTCTTGAGTAGCTTGCTATCTAACCGGACGCTCTGAACGTCCTTGTAAATGGCCTTTGCGGTTCCCTGCGCCATCTCTGGCGCGCCCTGCATCATGCAGATAATATCTGCCTTGATTGATTCGTTCATTGCTTCCAGCTCCTCTAAAAGCCGCTTGTTTTCGCGGTACTCGTTCACCTTTTCTTCGAATAACGTCATTTTCTGCCCCTCCTTATTAGCTATTAAGAAATGCAATCATAACTAGCGCCCCACTGACCATGCCGCCTACGTACCAGAGGGCGGCCCACTGGGAAAAGTCAAGCGTTATCATCATGCTGTTGCTCCTTCAATCAGCTCCCGGAGCGTTTCAACGCCGGGGACACAATAGTTACACATCATAATATATACGTTTTCCATGCCATTAACGGCGGTTTTGATTGCAGCAGCGTTTCCGCCGCGCTTGGCTGCTAGATACTCGTTGATTGCGTTTTCCACAATCTGCACTCTGTCCTTTTTTGTCATGGTTTACACCTCCGTGTATCCGTCTGCAATGGCCTGCGCCTTTAGCGTGTCCATGTCCCGCTTTGTTACAACAGGGACGTCCTTAGATACCCAGCCGTCAGGGACGCGGGAAAAGGTTTTTGCGTTGGTATCGATGCACAGATAATGTGCGTTTCCGTATACGGTGTTTTTGGTTCTGAATTCTAGTTTCATGGTTTTTGTCCTCCTGTTTTGGTGGTGGTGTAACACGTTCTTGTGTTGTCTATATAGTAACACGTTCTTGTGTTGATGTCAATAGTTTTGCACACATTCTTGTGTTGAAAATCGTTCATGTTTGAGTGTGTACAAATCTGCACAGTTTCGGACACACTCCAGCACTGCACCACCGTCCTGATCTGCCCCGCGTGTCCTGTCTGGTATCGAATGCAGACCGGTGCGTCGTGTCTTGCATGGTCTGCCCTGCCGCCTGTGATGTGCAACCCATCCGGGTGCGCTGGGTCTGGCAGGGGTTGACCTGGGGGGTATACAGGCAGCGCCAGGGGTGGGGTGGTGAGCCGTCCAACCACCGAAAAAATAAAAAAGGCTCAAAAATAACCCCCACCCCTATTGCCAATCTCAAAAATTCCGCGCAAAAACAAAAAGACCCCTACAAAGGGTCTGTGTTCTGTGCTATACTTGCCTTACAAGCCTTGAAAGGGAGGAATCTGTAATGAACCAAAAGAATGACAAGAACAAAGAAAAGAGAGAAAAGAACGAAAAGATTGCCGCTTCAATATGGGGCATTATTATCGGCGCTGCTCTTTTGGTTTTTGGTGTGTATCTTATGGCACATGGTATTTCAAGCGTTATATAAAATTTTGGCCAAAGAAAGGAAGAATCAAAAATGAGAAAGAGAATCATTGCAGCAGCTCTGGCGGCGGCTATGCTTTTAACAATGCCTTTGTACGCAATGGCTGCTGGAAAGCCAGATGAAATCGCATCTCCTGCTCAATTAGAAGAAACCAACGAAGATGGCACTGTGAGAATCAAAGAATCCCACAGCCATCTTGAGAAAAGGTATGAATACGGAAAGACGAGATACTATGTCTACTATGCGGTACTTGTTGAAAATACGTATCCTGACTACGCTGTTGACTTTGTATCGCTAAAAGCTTCCGTTTTCGGTTCTGACGGTTCAGTATTAAAAACCGATGAAGAAACCCTTGACTGGATTGCAGAGGGAGACTCTTATTGGTACGCTGGATACGTGTCGCTTGATTCTGAAGGTATTACTCCAACCAGAGTGGAATACACCATTAGTGCGAATGAGCGGAATTTCCACAAAGCCAGTGCATCCAATCAAGCGATTCGTGCCGGAGAACTTGCGGTCACGAATGTCTCTAAACGTGGCTCTGGGTATGATTTGCGCTACACAGGTCAGGTCACAAATAACAGCCAGTTCACAAGCAACTGGATAAAGGTCATCGTTATTTACAAGATGAAGGACACGGAAGGCAACGAAGTGCCGGTTGGTGGAGATTGCACATACATAACCGATGCGCTTCCTTCTGGACAGACAACAACGTTTGAACTTTACCCATTGTCCGGATTTACTGGATACAGTTCCTATGAAATTATCGCTTTGCAGGACTGACATATAACAGAAAAAGCCAGCGGCTAGATGTTCTCTAACCACTGGCTTTTCTTATGGGCTATTTACTTTTTCAATACGCTGGTCACGTTCGGCATCGGCATCCAATCGTTAACGTCACGCATGACAATCTTGCCGTTGTCGCACAGGTACGGTCTTAAATCGCCGTATTCGTCTGCTTCGTAGGAGAGATAGCCGCACGCAACCTTTTCGCCGGTGTCGGTGTCGTACACAGGGATAACATCTTCGGAGAAGATTCGGATGGTTTCAAGATTATTATTCATAGAAATTTAGCCTTTCTATCTTGCGAGAGCAGGCCATCTCTGGTATAATAACCCAAAGAGGGTCTATACTCTCTGAGTGTTTCATAAGACGTTCGCTGTGGTCGGCAAACTTTAGCGAGCGTCTTATTTTTCGTTTTTATTTGTCTCCGGGATTGGATGCACTTCAAAGAACGTGTCACGTATGGCTGCTGCCTGTGCAACCTTATGTTCGGTGCAATAGGCTTTCAGACACTGGAACTGCCGTTCGGTCAGCGCAACAGTGAACGTATGATTGTGGCGTTCAAGATAAGGACTGTACATAAACTCACCTCCCTTCATGTGGGTGCAACCAGTATATGCAATATGTTGTGGTTTGTCAATTACGCAAACGCTTAATGTAGTACTGGTATCTGTACAAAATCCAAAAGTTTGTAGACTTGCACAAAATTTAACTGTTGTTTTTGGCTGCTCCGGCTTCGTACCCTGCCCGGTAGTTCAGTTCGGACAGCTTGCCAAGCGCTTCTGCGTACTCCCTGTCCTCGCTGGTCGGCTCTTTGCCGTGTGCGAGGGTTTTCAGAAATTCTTCGGTTGTCGTGGGAAATTTCATGTTTTTTGCTCCTTTCTATTGCAGAAGCGGTCTGCTTCTGCTATAATAATTGACAGAAACCGAGACTGCGCCCTTGGTTGCGCAGCTTCTGTTTTGTGGTGGAATAGGACGTCAGTGCTACTTTGGTCGGTATGCTGGCGGCCTATTTTTTATGCCACAAAGGATAAACCTACCGTTGCTGGTCGATTCATCATGTGTTCTGCTGTCTTAGATTATAGACGCTTGGTATATAGTTGTCAACAGCCCAATTTGTATAATTTACATCAGATATTTCTGATTTTTACGCATTCTAACGTAAATTTACGTTATTTGATAGCGATTTTGTAAACGGATTAGTTTACTTTAATGGTGGCGCTCGAAAGTATATTTTTCGATAATTCGTAAGGCTACTATTCAGGTATACAGTTTGTAAAGCAACAAAAAAGTTTACAGCCGTTTGACCACCCTATTGATAGTAAAAATTTTGCAAAAAACACAAGAAGATGTTGACATAAACATAAGAATGTGTTATTATTAAGCCGAAAGAGAGGCTCGGTAAAAATGGCAGAAAAGAAAAAGGGTGGCGCAACCAAAAATAAAGTCAATTCTGGGGATATTCTTCGCTCCGTTATGAAAATCAGAGGATATACCTCCGCATCACTTGCAAGACAGATGGAGTATGATGTTTCTTCTTATGTAACGAACCGCGTTAATGCAGACGATTTGAAACTGTCCACAATGGCAATGCTTTTAGAAGAAATGAAGTACCAGATTGTGATTCAGCCTATTGGAGCTGATGTTGCGTCGGATGAATTTGTTCTCAAAGTTCTGGAAAGAGACGGTGATTCTGAATGATTTACGGTTACGCTCGTGTCAGTTCTGCTGGACAGGCGATTGACGGCAACAGCCTTGAAGCTCAGTCGGAACTTCTGAGAGCCAACGGCGCACAGAAAATCTTTTCGGATGTTTACACCGGCACGAAGCTGCATCGACCTGAACTTGACAAGCTGATGGCTGAAATTCAGCCGGGAGACACGCTGATTGTGGCGAAACTTGACCGTATTGCTCGTTCTGCCAAGAATGGCCTTGAACTGATAGACCAATTCATTGATAGGGGCGTTTCGGTGAACATCCTGAACATGGGGGTTATGAATAACTCCCCTACTGGAAAAGTCATTCGGACTGTTATGCTTGCCTTTGCAGAGTTTGAACGTGACATGATTGTTGAGCGCACCAAAGAGGGCAAAAAGATTGCCAGTCAGCGCCCCGATTACAGGGAAGGCCGCAAGCCCACCGAGTACGACCGCAACCTCTTTGACGTTCTCCATGAGCAGGTAGAAAAGCGCATTCTCACGGTCACGGATGCTGCCAAACAGCTTGGTGTGACCCGCCAGACATGGTATCGGATTGCTGAACAGAACAGGTGAAAGTATGGCTAGAAAACTTTACGCAGTGACAAGCGGTGAATACGAGGATTATCACATCATTACTCTGACCGAGAGCCGTAGACGTGCGGAGAAAATTGCAGAGATGTACGATGCTGATGTTGAAGAATACGAGGATAACGAAGAGTTGACGGAAAAACCACTCACTTATACGGTTTATGCCTATGGTGGCGCAGATTGCTGTGAAGAGCATTTAGATGACGTTGAGAAAAATGTTATCATGGGTCGCTGGCACGGGTTCGCTTATGTCGATGCGTGGTCTAAGCAAGATGCAGAGCGGAAAGCTGATGTTGTTTTCAAGGAAGTCCGTGAAAAAATGGAAGCTGAACGCAAGGCGAAAGAAGAAGCATGGAATATTCCTACATGGATTGCCAAACGAGAAAACAAAAAAATCTATGTCATTCCAACAGATAGCAAAACAAGCGCAAGCGGGGTGATGTTTGGATGCATGGCATTCGTTAAGGCTCCTACAATAGAAGAAGCCATGAAGATTGCAACGTCTATGTTTGCTGATTATGATGCAAACCGTGCGAAAGCCGCGAGGTGACATTGTTCGCAATCTAGAATAAAACTGAATGAGAAAGGAGAACAAGTTGAAAACGATTGAAGGAAAATATGCGTCCGCAAAGGTGTTTACGGACAATATTGAAGATAAGGCATCTGAGCAGATTTTGACGCTTTGCAATCAGAGTTTTGTTGACGGATGCAAGATTCGCATTATGCCAGATGTTCATGCTGGCTCTGGATGCGTCATCGGATTCACGGCAAACTTGGGCAAGAAGGTCATTCCCAATATTGTCGGCGTTGACATTGGCTGCGGAATGCTTGTTGCTGAACTCGGAATTGAACATATCGACCCGGAAAAGTTGGATAAAGTAATCAGAGAACGAGTTCCGGCTGGAATGAATGTTCACGAATCGCAGAAAATGTCGGGAGCTTTTCTTAACCAACTTGACTGTAAAGATAGCCTGCATAATGTTGACTGGATTCTTCGTAGTATGGGCACTTTGGGCGGCGGAAATCATTTTATCGAGCTGGACGAAGATGAAGAAAAAAACCAGTACCTTGTTATCCATACTGGAAGCAGAAACCTCGGAAAGCAGGTTGCCGAGTACCATCAAAGCGTAGCCATTTCAAATCTTAAAGGAAAGAGCAAAAGAAAAGACGCTACGGAACGTCTGATTGCAGAACTGAAAGCGCAAGGTCGTGAACAAGAAATCTCGCAAAAAATCAAAGAATTAGATGTTCGGTTCCCTGATATTCCGAATGAGCTTTGCTATCTTGAAGGCAAAGAACGTGATTCTTACCTTAATGATATGCGGATTTGTCAGGCGTTTGCGAAAATGAATCGGGCAAGAATTATGCATTCCATTTTAGATGGGGTTGGAATTGATTCTATGCTAACTCATGCGTCTTTCTTTGAAACTGTTCATAACTATATTGATGAATCGGATGATATTATCCGAAAAGGCTCCGTATCCGCTAGAGAGGGTGAGAAGCTGATTATTCCTCTTAATATGAGAGACGGAAGCCTTATCTGTGTTGGCAAGGGCAATCCTGATTGGAATTTTTCTGCTCCTCATGGTGCTGGAAGATTATACAGTAGAACAGCGGCTAAAAAGGCATTCAGCGTTGAGGAATACCAAAAGCAGATGAACGGAATCTATACTACGTCAGTCGATGAATCCACATTGGATGAATGCCCGATGGCATATAAGCCAGCGCAGGAAATTATCAACGCAATCTCCCCAACAGTTGATATTGTAAAACGCATTAAGCCCATTTACAATTTCAAAGCGGGAGAATAAAACCGAAAGGGAAACGACATGAAACTCGTAAAATTGTCAGAACAGAGTTTGAAACTCATTGAAACGCTGTGCGATTACACCAACAAGCCTGATATTCTCAACGCTGTCGCAGACGCCTTGTACTACGATGCGGACGAGCTGAAACGCAGGCTCAACCAGCTTGCAGAAGAAGTCAAATAAACCGCACATTCTATCCGTTAAAATGAATTTTAGCAAATAATTTTCCGAAAACAGCATTATAAAACCGAATATTTGATTTTTGTGCAGTTGTAGGCACTCTTTACATTTTCAGGTAGGGGGTGCCTATTTTTTATGCAGCCAAAACAGTGCATTGCCATCATCGACAGCATCAAAGCGTATGCAAAGCAGAATCCGACAGAAGCACAGGTCTACGAGGACTGGTTTCAGGCGGTTGTAAATCTGAGAGACGCTCTGCCGCAAGACAAGCGGTTCGATGCCTACAAATATTCTGGCGAGTTGCGCTCTGTCTGCGCAGCCATGATGGGCAAGATGAAAACAGGCGAGGACGTGGCGAAGGTCTATGACATTATCAGCCGGACGTACCTGTTTGAAGCAAAGGATGTGTTCGACAGCTATTGCATTTACCTTGAATGGAATCGTGCGCCAGAGAAGAAGTTCTATCAGCCCAGACGCAGAGTGCTGAAAGTGCTGGCAGATGACCTAGAGGACTTGTTCTATAAGAGGATAGATTTCTTGGGGGTCAGTCTTCCGGCTCGCGTGGGCAAGGCTTTGAGTGATGATACGCCGATTTTAACAAGAAGTGGGTGGAAGAATCACGGCGATTTGCAGGTTGGCGATGAAGTCATCAGCCCGAAAGGCCAGTTTGTGAAGGTGCTGGCAGTTTCGCCTAAGTGTCAGCTTGATGTGCGTTGCCATTTCTCTGACGGCACATACATTGACTGCCACGAAAACCACGAGTGGCCGGTCTTTAACCGGCATAAGAACGGATTTGATGTAATCGAAACCAAGCGGATGATGGAGGATTATGTTGCCGACACAAAGGACGGTATAAGATTCTGCTATCAGGTTCCGTTCAAAAATTTTGTCGAGGGAGAATATAAGAAACTGCCTGTTGAGCCGTACACATTGGGCGCATGGCTTGGCGATGGTCGCAATCAGCATCCGGATATTTGCGAACCTCCTTGTGATCGAATGATTGTTGAGCGTGTTATTAACGATGGATACCCTGTTAGCTGGCACACGGTCCATAAGGATACTGGCGTTGAGTACTACGGATTCTCTGGCTTGCGACAGGCACTCCAAAAAGGCGATATGTGCCATAGCCACAGCCGCTGCGTGAAGCACATCCCAGAAGAATACTTCACAGCCAGCATTGCACAGCGTATGGAATTGCTTGCCGGTCTGCTCGATACAGACGGTACGTTACGGGCAAAAGAGCATCGGTACGCTTTTTCTACCACAGAGCCACAAATGAGAGATGATTTTGTCACGCTGGTTTCTACTTTTGGATGGAGATGCAGCGTGGTTGAATATCCACCTCGTGTATCATCTAGTGGCATTAAAGGCAATCTGACAGTTTATTCCATCTCTTTTAATCCTACATGCCCTATTCCCTGCGTTGTTCCTCGCAAGCAGTTAAAGGAGTTCTCCAAACCTCGCCGTGTAGCGTTCTGTGGATTTGAGCGCATCGAGCCGAAGCAGGGCAATTGCATTCAGGTTGAGGGTGGCGTGTACTGCGCTGGGAAGCGGCTGATTCCCACCCATAACAGTACCCTATGCATTTTCTTCATCACATGGCTGATGGGCAACCGCCCGGACGTTGCATCGGTCATGAGCGGGCACTCTGACAAACTGACAAACGGATTTTACGGAGAAGTGCTGTCGATCATCACTGACCCTGTGACCTACAACTGGGGCAAAATCTTCCCTGACGTTCAGCTTGTGGACAAGAGTGCAAAGGACGAAAGCGTTGACCTGAATCGAAAAAAGCGTTTTCCTACCCTGACTTGTCGCTCCATTGGCGGCACGTTGACTGGTGCTGTTGAAATCGGCGAGGGTGGCGTTCTGTACAGCGATGACTTAATCGAGGACTTGGAGGAAAGCCTGAATGTTGAGCGTCTGAATAACAAGTACGATGCCTATTTGAACCAGCTAAAAGACCGTAAAAAGCAGGGTGCATTGGAATTGATGGTCGGTACACGCTGGAACGTGCTTGACCCTCTGGGGCGCATCCAGAACCAGTACGCAGACAATCCAAAGTACAGATTCCGGGTGATTCCTGCTGTGGATGAGAACGGACACAGCAACTTCAATTATGACTACGGCGTGGGATTTGACGATGCTTACTATGCCGACATGAAAGCCAGCATTGACGATGCAACATGGTGGGCAAAGTACATGGGCAAGCCCTATGTGCGTGAAGGTCTGCTGTTCCCTGCCGATGAACTGCGGTATTTCAACGGCGTTCTGCCTGACGGAGACCCTGATCGCAAGCTCATGGTCATGGACATTGCGTGGGGTGGCGGCGACTTCACGGCCTGCCCTATCGCCTATGTGTACGGTGATGCCGTGTTTATCCCAGACCTTGTGTTCAACAACGGAGACAAGACCGTGACCAGACCGGAAGTCGTGGGCAAAATCATCCAGCATAAAATCAACGTGGTGCGCGGTGAAGCCAACAACGGCGGTGATGAATACTGTGATGTCGTGGACAGCCAACTCCGGCAGCAGGGCTATCACTGCTCTGTCCGCAGTCAGCGTGCGCCAAGCGGTCAAAGCAAGCTGTCCAGAATTATCCAGTATGCGCCGGACATCAAGCGGTTCTACTTCCTTGACGAGAAACACCAGTCGAAAGAGTACAAAGCATTCATGGAACAGGTGACGATGTTCACACAGCTTGGCAAAGTTCCGCACGATGATGCACCGGACAGTCTGGCACAGCTTGCCGATGAATTGTATAACGGAATCAGTAAAATTGAGCCTGTCAAGAGGCCATTTTAATAATTTCACTAAATAGCCGGGTGCGTAGGCATTAAAATTTGATTTGCCTATTGACATGGCTTACAATAGTACCAGGAAGATTTGCAGCTTCCTCTAGGTATTGCGTTGGCGAGATTTTTAAGTCATTTTTACTCGTCATTTGTTGTGTAATACCCTCCTTTCTTACTCACCCACGACAGCTGCCTTTCTCTGTCGTGGGGATTATATGTTGCGTTTCCGAGTGGACGGAACGTTGTTTGTACTCCCCCAACTGACACGAAGCGGTTCAAACCCGCTACGCAGCACAACCATCCTCTTGCTTTGCATGGGATTTCTCTTTTGACACCTCACCGCTATTCCCGGCTCTCGATGTAAAAGGCTTTTTTGAATTTTCTCTTTTTGCAAAGAGCAGCGGTTAACCAATCAAGCCGGGTTTCTATCGCGGAGTGGAGCAGTCAGGTAGCTCGCTTGGTTACCAAGAGGTCGCTGGTTCAAATCCGGCTTCCGCGTCCGAATCGCAGTCAGAACCATTGCCTGTCCGGCAAACAGAAAGACTGTGAAGGTTTTCCGGGGCGGAAAATAGCACGGCTGGAAGTGCGAACAGTTTCCCAGTAGCTTCCGACAGGTCTGTGCTTAACAGCCTGTTTCCAGAAATCCAACGAAAGGAGCGCTCATGCTAGTTAGAATCTGTTGTCCTTGCATCAGGCAAAACCCAATCTATAAAAACGTCCGCTGCAACCGCTATCTTGGCGAAGTAGACGGACGATACCATTTTAAGTGCGACAGATGCAAGGGCGTTATCGAAGGAGACACAAAGGAAGGGTGGGTCAAAATCATCCATCCACCTGAAAAGTAAATAGCTTTTGAAGCGCAGTTTTGGCGCAGTGAGATAGACCTTAACAGGTTTGTCTTGCTGCGCTTTTTATTTTGCCAGGAAGGAGGAACACATGGCTGAGTATCAGATAGTTGTTAATGGATTTTTGAATAATCCACTGACCGGACGCAGACCGATTGAAACGCCGGAGACGGAAATCGATCGGGAGAACGTGCTGAAAGTGGTCATGGGCAAGGCAGAGCCTATTCATCTATTGAACAAGAATGAGATTCGTTTCCTGCACAACTACTACTTGGGCAGTCAGCCTGTCCTCCTCCGCACGAAGGAATACCACGCTGAAATCACGAACCGCATTGTAGAGAACCACGCCAATGAGTGCGTGGGCTTCTACACCGGCTACATGAGCGGCACTCCTTGCTCTTATGTACGGTCTGAAACGGCAGCAGGTGACGGCGAGGAAATTGCCCGCCTGTCCAATGCTTTGCAGTATGAGGGCAAGGATGCGCTTGATCGGCGGCTCTGGCAGTGGATGTTGGAGTGCGGACAGGGATACCGCATCGTTCTTCCTGACAAGGGGTATGGTGGCAACTACCCGGACGAAACTCCCCTGCTGGTGGACGTTCCTGACCCTGATATGGCGTATGTGATTTACAACTCCGGCATCGGTCACAAGCCTATTGCCAACGTGCTGCACATCCCACGCAATTATCAGAATGACCTGAACGACCTGATTTGCGTGTATACGCAAAACCAGTACTTTGAAATCGACAACGGCAAGGTTACAAAATCGGAGAATCACTCTCTCGGAATGTTGCCTATGGTCGAATACAAGCTCAACCCAGAGCGTATGGGTCTGTTTGAACCGGCTATTCCTGTTCTGGATGCCATTAACGACCTTGAAAGCAACCGTCTGGACGGTGTAGCGCAGTTCATCCAGTCCATCATGGTGTTCACGAACTGCCTTGTGGACGAAAATGCTCTAAAGCAGGTCAAGGAACTGGGCGCAATGTGCCTGAAATCTACCTCTAGTCTTCCGGCATCCGTTTCGCAGATTGCAAACGAGCTTGACCAGCAGCAGAGCCAGACCCTGCTTGATTCCATGTTGAACGTGTACCGCAGCCTGACTGCCATGCCTAGTGCAACTGGTAGCGAGAATGCAACGTCTGACAACGTGGGCGCAGTTATTGTCCGCAACGGCTGGAATCACACAGAAGCGAGGGCGCAACAGTACGAGAATATGTTTAAGTTCTCGGAACGCCAAAGTTTGTCTGTGATGCTGAAAATCCTGCGTGACACGGCTGGTTCTAAGTTGATGGCAAGTGACATCAACATCAAGCTGCCCCGTCGTCAGTACGATAACCAGCAGAGCAAAGTTCAGATTTTTGCGCAGATGCTTAACCAGAGTATTGACCCGCAGCTGGCGTTTACTACGCCCGGTCTGTTCCCTGACCCGCAGGCTGCTTATGAAATGAGCAAGCCCTTCCTGATTGCCGCTGGCAAGCTGGGCAAGGATGGGAAAGCCCCGAAACCGCAGGAACAGCCGACTGACCATATTGCCGACACCAGCAAAATGGTTGATGAACAGGCTGACGATACTAAGAAAGAGAAAGATGCAGGTATGGCATGAAAAACAAAAGTGTTTACTTGATGCAGTCTGGAAGCAAGGTAAAGATTGGAGTTTCCGAAAATCCAGTTAAAAGGCTTAATTCTTTGAGAATTGGATGCCCTGATATTTCACTTTCGTATGCAAGCGAGCCGATTTCAAACGCTTTTGAGATTGAAAGTAAATTGCATAGTGCTTTTTCCGAATTTTCTATTGGTCACGAATGGTTTTCTGCGGAAATCAAAGAAGAAGCTATCGTTGCTATCGAAGAATATGTTTGTTTGCACGGGGAGCTTTCCGAAAACGAAGAACCGAACGCTGACGCAACTGATATTTTGCGCAAACTTTTTTCGGAAGAAGCGTTGATTACAGATTCTGAAAACTTAAAAAGTGAACGGGAAGCTACTGAGTGGATTCTCGTTGAACTTTCTTCCGGCAAAATACCCGCAAGCCTTATTTCTGGATTTATGGGGCTTGGATATGATTGCTCCAAAATCAAAGAGATTTGCATCAAGTACGACCTTCATAAAGCATAAATCAAAATCACCCCGAATTTTCGGGCTGATATATTCCGGCAGGGAAGCCGGGATACAAATTTCGCAGCGTTGCAGGGAAGCAACGGTAAAAAAACGCAGGAGGAAATTAACAATATGAACTACAAAGCGTTACTTGGTGATGCCTACAAAGAGGGCATGACCGCCGATGAAATCATTTCTGCGCTTGAAAAGGTTGCAGACCCTAACGCAGAGATTGAGAAGCTGCGCAACGCCGTGACGAAAGCCAACGGCGAAGCCGCCGAGTACAAGAAGCAGCTCAAAGCAAAGCGCACCGATGACGAAAACGCCGCACAGGAACAGGCTGACAAGCTGGCAGAGATGCAGAAACAGATTGAAGCCCTGACTGCCGACAAGGAGAACCTCGTCAAGGAAAAGACCCTTGCATCTTACCGTGAAAAGTTCGTTGCGCAGGGTTATGACGCTGAACTGGCTGGCAAGGCTGCATCTGCACTGGCTGACGGCGACATGGACAAGGTGTTTAAGTTCCAGTCGGAGTTTATGACCGCCCATGACACCGCATACAAGGCTTCTCTGCTGAAGGATATGCCCACACCTCCCGGTGCGGATGGTAAAAGCAGCTCTGATAGTGAGGGCGTGGCATTTGCCAAGAACCTTGCACAGCAGAATGCCAATGCTTCTAAGGCATCGAGTGACGCAATGAGTGCTTTCCATTAACAAGGAGGAAAACATGAAGTTTACCCGCAACACGGTCAACGGAATCAACGATACCATCCTTGCTTCCAATGACTACACTGCCATTCCCTTTACCGTGACCGAAACTGCTGCGGTTAAGGCTGGCTATCCCATGACGCTGGCTGGCAAGAAAGCTGTTGCTGCTGGCGAGACTGGTTCTAAGACCATCAACGCTGATGGCATTCTGCTGTATGACGTTGACCCGGCAGAGAACCCCAATGCTTCCCTGCTGATTCGTGGCGTTATCGACACCAAGAAGGCAGCAGCAAGTTCCGGCTTCACTTTTGACGCTGACGCAATCAAGGCACTCAAGACCGCCGTCCCCGGCATCTTCTTCCGTGACAACATCATCGTGAACGCTTAATAGGAGGTAAAACAACATGGCACTGAATCTTAAGGAAGTCTTTGCCCCGGCTGCGATTGCCGCCTATTGGACGAATGACCCCACCAACGCGATGCCCTTTGCATCTGACGCACTGTTCCCCGCGAAGAAGAAGGCTGGCCTTGACCTGAAGTGGCTGCGTGGTCACAAGGGCGTTGGCGTTTCCCTGATGCCCAGCGCATTTGACGCAAAGGCTACGTTCCGTACCCGTGAGGGCTTCAAGTTTGATGAGACTGAGATGCCGTTCTTCCGTGAGGGCTACCATCTGGGCGAGAAAGACCGTCAGGAAATCCTGCGTGTTCTGGACAGCAACGACCCCTATGCTCGTGACGTGATGAACCGCCTGTACGATGACACCGCACAGCTTATCACTGGCGCCCGTATCGTTCCTGAGCGCATGATTTGGCAGCTGCTGGCACCTACCAACGGTGTTCCCGGCATCACTATCAAGGCAAACGGCGTGAACTACACTTACAACTATGACCCGGACGGCACTTGGAAGAACACTAATTTCAAGGATGTCTCTGCTACGAAGTCTAAGTGGAACGTCACCACCGCCACCCCCATTGCCGACCTGAACGCCGCAAAGGATGCTGTTCTGGCAAGCGTGGGCGAGGTTGTGACTGAGGTGTACATGAACACCGCTACCTTCCGCAACATGATTGCTGCGGATGAGGTGAAGAACCGGTTCATGACCGTCACCGCAAAGGCAAACGCCGTTCTGCTGGACGCTGAAGCACGGCAGATTATCGAATCCGCAACCGGTCTGACCATCCATCTGTACGACAAGATGTTCAAGGCAGACCAGTACAGCACAAGCGAAAAGTACCTGCCCGATGGCATGGTGGTGGTTGCTCCTTCCGGCGCTCTGGGCAGCACTTGGTACGGTACTACTCCTGAGGAAGCCGACCTGCTGTCTGGCCAGTCTGGTGCATCCGTGTCCATCGTGAACACCGGCGTTGCCATCACCACAGAGCTGACCGTTCACCCGGTCAACGCCAACGTCTATGCTTCCGAAATCGTCCTGCCGTCCTTTGAGCGCATGGACGCTGTGTACTGCATCAAGGCTTACTAAGGCGAAAGGAGAAAAGCAGCATGGGAGACCAGTATTCTGAAGCGGCAGTCAAGCTGGGGCGATACATTGCTCCTGCACTTGACCGTGAAGTTACGGACGAGGACTACCCACTCTTCGACCTGCTGCTTGATTTCGCCAAAGACAAGATATTTGCACAGGGCTACCCTTTCGGCAACAGGCCTGACGAGCTACCCTTGCAGTATCAGTCGTTGCAGATACGCATTGCAGCCGAACTGTACAACCACATCGGCGCAAACGGACAGACGAGCTATACCAACAATGGCATCACTCGTGTGTGGGAAAGCTCCGATGTGGCGCAGTCGCTGCTGAATGAAGTGGTTCCGAGAGTAGGTGTTATCGGCTGATGTTCAATGGAAGCCCGCTGGACAAGCGCCCGCTGTGGTATTCAAACCCCATCGGCGAGAAAAAACCTGTTGTGGACGAATGGGGAAACGAAACTGGCGAAACATCGCAGACGTGGAGCGACCCTGCAAAGCTGATGTTGAACGTCAGCCCGCCTACTGGTTCTGCGGAAGCAAGCCCTTTTGGGGCGTTCACGGATTACAGCTATGTTGTCAGCTCATCCAGCAAAAAGCGCAACACACCGCTTTATGAAGGTACGCACGTCTGGTTTCAGACGGACGTTTCAAAGCCCTTCAATTACATTGTGGTCAAGGTCGCAGAGCATATTACAGACACGTTGTATGCGCTGAAGGAGGTGGCTGCAAGTGAAAATTAAAGTGAGGTTGAGCGATGCCGGACTTCGTGATGCAGAACGTCAGATACAGGAATACAAAACCACCCTGAACCAAAAGGCGAAGGAGTTTGCAAGGGCACTAGCTCAAAAAGGCATTGACGTTGCAACGGTGCGGTTTGCTAACGCACAGTACGCTGGAGACAACGATGTTACGGTTGAACACGACCCTGTACAGACACCTAATGGTTTTGCGATTGTAGCTCACGGAAAGGCAGTTGCCTTTATCGAGTTTGGCACTGGCGCACATCACAACGGATATGGTGGCGAACTACCGCCTGGTGTTGGTGCACATGGCTCCTACGGCAAAGGGCAAGGCGCAAACCGCAGATGGTACTACTACGGCGATCCCGGCAATGCTGGCACGCCTGTCAAACAAGTGGATGGCAAAGGTCAGTTGAATTACACCGATGGCAACGAGCCAGCTATGGCTATGTGGGGAGCTGTTGAGGAAATGGCTTCTCAAGTAGAAGCAACGTGGAGGGAGGTTTGGAATAGTTGATTGATTATTTCAATTCCATCTTCACGGCTGTTGCGACCGAACTTCGAAAACAGGTTCCCGGCATCTTTGTCACTGGTGAAATCAATGACAGCAACGTCAAGAAGTTCCCGTGTGTGCAGATAGAGGAAAACAGCAATCTCCCGGTTCATCGGGATTCTGCCAGCCACAGCAAGTACGCTGCTGTTTCCCTGCGTGTGCGTGTCTATTCCAACAAAACCAGCGGACGCATTGCAGAAGCCCGCTCCATTGTGAACATCGTGGATTCTGTATTAGAACCGCTCAATTTTTATCGAAAATCGTTTGCCCCGTTGAATGGGCTGTACAACAATTCCGTCTATCGGATTGATTGCAGCTATGGGGCAACAATCGGAGAGGACGGAATGATTTACCGAAACTAAGGAGGTAAACATTCTATGAGTACTGCTATCTCCGGCCTGAATACCACCCTGTATTGTGGCGACAGCGCAACCGCTCTGACGAAGCTGTGCGACATCAAGGATGTGCCTGACCTGATCTCCGAGCCCAACCTTCTGGATGCAACCACTCTGTCTGACCCTATGCAGGTCAACATCTTTGGTATCATCCAGAGCGACACCAAGTCCTTCACTGCAAACTACAACAAGGATGACTATAAGAAAGTCAAGGAAGCTGGCTATGACGAGACTTCCGAAAGCAATGCCGTGAAGTATTACGCGCTGAAAATGCAGGACGGCTCCGGCTTTTCTTGGCAGGGTATGCACCAGGTTGGCCTGTCTGGTTTTGGTGTTGACGAGGTCGTGGAAATGACCATCAACTGCATCTTTACCAAGAAGCCTGAGTTCAGCGAAACTCTGACTATCACTGGTGGCTAAACCAAAAAACAAATCAATCAAACCGGGCAGAACTGAACATCGGATTTGGTTCTGCCCCTATTTATAAAGGAGAGCATTTATTATGGCTGCTAAGGTTATCAACTTTCATTCCCCCGATGGCAAGAACACTTATGAGCTGACCTTCACTCGTGACAGCGTGGAAGCCACCGAACGTGCAGGCTTTCAGATTGGCCAGTACACCCAGATGACCAACCTGCTGTCCAACTCCCGCGCCCTGTTCTACGGCGCGTTTATCGCCCGAAATCGTGGCATCAAGCGTAAAGTCGTGGACGAAATGTTTGCCCACATCGACGAGAAGGAAGAGCTGATGGCTGCGCTGCTTGAGATGTTCATGGACGCTTCCAAGTCTCTGCTGGCAACTGATACTGAGGACAAGACCGCAAAAAACGCAACGTGGGAGATTGTGTAACCGCACAATCTCAGGAATCAGACGGAGAGGGGGAGCCGTTTTCTTTCTCCAAACTGTTCCACGATGTAGAAGCCTATTACATCTCCATCGGCATGACCTACGAGCAGTTCTGGCACGGTGATGTCTGGCTGGCTAAGGTATACCGTGACGCAGAGGAGCTGCGAGAACGCAGAGCCAATGCAGAAGCATGGAGAAATGGTTTTTACATGGCATCTGCGCTTTCCTCTACGGTTGGAAATATGTTCCGAAAGAAAGGGTCTAAACCAATCAAGTACATGGATAGACCGATTCCCCTTACTCAAAAGGAGAAGGAAGAGTATGAATACCAACGTGCTGCGGAAGCACAGGAGCGAATCAAACGTATGATGTTCTCCATGATGGAGCAAAAGGATGGTGGTAGTGATGGCTGATGTTGATATTACAAGCTTATCCGTAGAAATCTCTGCGGAATCTCAGGGCGCAGAGCTTAATATCGACAAGCTCGCTACCGCCATTTCTAAGTTACGGACAAAGGGCAACGTTGGCAAAGTATGTTCTAGCCTTGATACTTTAGCGAAATCTATATCTGCGTTGAAGTCTGCTTCGTCTGGTATGGATGGGCTTAGTAGAATCAACGATTTTATGGACAGGATTTCCAAAGTAAACCTGTCTGAAAGCGCAAAAAGCATTCGTTCAGTTGCCAGTGCATTAACTAGGATTTCTTCGGTCGATTTGAAAGGCATTGATCTTTCAGGACTGAAAAGCAAAATGAACGGACTACAAAATGGCTTGTCCCCGCTTTTCAAAGTTGATGCTGCTGGTCTCAGAAGCGTAAGCGGTGCGCTTAATTCCATTGCAAAAATTCCAGATTTTAGTAGAAAACTGGATTCAAAGACACTGGATGATTTTGCCATTTCTTGCAAGAAAATCACAGATGCCCTTGACCCGCTCGCTTCTAAAATCGAAACAGTAGGAAATTCGTTCGCGAAGTTGCCTTCCAACATCCAAAAGGTCATTGCGGCAACGGACGGCGCTACAAAAGCAAGCAATAAATCGGCGAAGGGTTATTTAAGCCTTTCCAGCCAGCTGAATGGTTTCATGCGATCGGCGGCAAAGCTGGTTTCGTTGAAAGCTATCGCTGAGTATCTTGGCAACGCTGTTGCAAAATTTAACGACTTCTATGAAGCAACAGACTTGTTCCATAATGCTATGGGCAATTTGAGCGGTGAAGCCGATACGCTCATTAGCAAGATGCAGGGATTACTTGGCGTTGACCCAACCAAAGCGATGACCTACATGGCTACTATTCAGAGCTTGGGTACTTCGTTTGGTCTGGCAAGTGACAAAGCATACGTTCTGTCCAAGAATCTGACCCAGCTTGCCTATGACGAAGGTTCCTATTGGAACAAGGACGTTGGAGAAACCTTTACCGCAATGTCCTCCGCTATTTCTGGCGAGATTGAGCCTATTCGCCGTTTGGGCATTGATCTAACTCAGGCACGGTTGCAGCAGGAGCTTCTTGCTTTGGGCTTTAACAAGCAGGTTTCTAGCTTGTCTCAGGCAGATAAGGCGGTTCTGCGTTACATTGCCATTATGAAGCAGACTGCCAACGTGCAGGGCAACCTTGCACAGACCATCCAAAGCCCTGCGAACCAGATTAAGATTCTGAAAGCGCAGTTGGATATGCTGGCAAAGTCTGTTGGATCTCTGCTCTACCCTGCCATGAAATCCATTCTTCCTCCGCTGATTGCCGCTGTTCAGCTCATTCGAGAGTTCGTTGAATGGGTGGCAAAGCTGATGGGTGTGAAGGTCGTGTTTACTGATTTCACCAAGAGCGCTGACAGCGTTGGCGGCATTGGCGACGCGATGGATAACACAGCCGATTCGACAAAGAAAGCCGCCAAAGCCCTCAAGGACTACACGATGGGCTTTGATGAGCTGAACATCATTGACCCCACACAGGGAAGTTCTGGCTCTGGTAGTGGTGCATCTGCTGGCAACATCTTGGGCGACGTAGACCTGTCCGGCTACGATATGTTCAAGAACTATGTTGGCACATCTATTGATGAGATGAAGCGGAAAATCAAAAGTATGCTTCCTCTTATAGCGACTGTGGCAACCGCTCTTGCTGCTTGGAAGCTCACAAATCTTATTACGGATATTGTAGACGCTATCTCCAAAATGAATGCACTGAAATCCATTGTTTTGGGGATTGGTGTTTTTACAGTGGGCATTGTCCTTGAGATTACGGGCATTAAAGACGCGATTGAAAATGGCGTAAATGGAAAGAATTTCGCTGAAATTGTTCTTGGTGCTTTGATTGGAACTACAGGCGCAGCCATTCTCGGTAAAGGAATTGCTCGGTTTATCGTGACCGGCTTTGGCAATACCGCTGTTGGAGCGGCCATTAAAGCGGCTGGTGGCTCTACCGCTGGCGCAATTATCGGCGCAGCCGTTGGTGGAATTGTAACTGGCATTCCCATGTTCGTGACTGGCGTTTATGACGCTGTCAAGAATGGTCTGAATAAATTGAATGGCGTTTTAATTCCTCTTGGCTCTACTATGACTGGTGCTGGTATTGGTGCAATCATCGGCTCTCTTGGCGGCCCAATCGGTACGGGTATCGGCGCTTTGATCGGCCTGATTGTTGGTGCAATGACAGACGTTGGAATTGCCATCTATCAAAATTGGGATAAAATCACTTCTCAACTTGATAAAGTAAGCGCTGAATTTAAACAATGGTTCGTTGGTGTCGGCGAGTGGTGGAATGAAAAGTGGGAAGGCTTTAAGACCAATTTTCAGACCGCGTGGGAAAGCCTTCCCGGGTTTGTGCAGCATCCTATTCAAGCGCTCGACCAAGCGAGTGCAGGCTTAAAGCAGTGGTTTGTCGGCGTTGGCGAGTGGTGGAACCAGAAGTGGGCTGGATTCAAAGAAAACTGGGACAAGGCTTGGAACAGTTTGGTTGATACAATCAAAAATCTCCCTGCAAAATTTTTGGACTATGGCAAAAACATCGTTCAGGGCTTGATTAATGGTATCAACAATGGCATTGAAAATGCAAAGAAAACTGTTGGTGGGCTTGCAAAAGCCATCATCGACAAGTTCACCACCGAAACGGACATCAACTCCCCTTCCAAAGTTTTTGAACAGTTCGGTATCTACATCGACCAGGGCCTTGCAAACGGTATTGCTGCGGCTGTCCCCTACGTCACCGCTGCTATGCAGGGCGTTGTAAACGCTGTGCAGGAGAAGGGGCAGGCAGCAATTGATTCTGGTTCTTCCCATGCGACCGGATATGTAAACAACTTCTTGGATGGTCTTGACACGGAGTGGCAGCGTATTGATCAGAGCTTGCAATCTGATTTCTTTGGCAGCATTGGCACTCTGTGGGATGCGATTTCTAACGGAGACCTTGAAAAGCTCGGCACATGGGCTGCTTCCTATTTCTATCATGCAATGGATGATGAGCAGCGAAAGCAAATCAAGTCCATTGCCAATAACAGCTTGCAGTGGCTGACGCAGGGCTTGAGCAGCGTTTGGAACAACATTGCCGGCATGGCTTCTAGCTTTATCAGTCAGTTTGTTCCTTCCGCTATGGCTGCAACGTCTGCTCAGACAAGTTTGAACATTGCAATGGACGCAAACCCCGTTATGCTGGTTATTTCCCTGATTGGCATGTTGGTTGGCGCTCTTGTCAATTTTGCCAATAAGAACAAGAGCATCGCTTCGTTCCTGTCTAATCTTTGGTACGGAATCGGCGATTTCTTTTCGATTGTTTTTGAGGGGATTCTCCGCGTTCTCGGAACGGCAATTCAAGGCATTGTTGCTGGAATAAATGCTTTAATTGATGCACGCAATTTCTTTAATCCCTTTGATAAATGGGGGCATATCAGCAACCCTCTTTATGATTGGGCTGACAATGTTGCGAGTAGCCGCGCGGAGAGCCAGCGTAAACGCCAAGAAGCAGCCAATAGCAGCTTTGACGATTCTAAAGACCCAACCGATTACGAACAGCAGTACAAGGAACTGCAAGAAAAGTACAAAAATGGTTCTTACCCAGGAACAAAAGAATGGGATAAGAACAACGGCACATCCTCCGGTTCTTATGGCGGCACCACGAGTGTAAATGTCAACATCAACGAAGAGGAAATGCGTGAATCTGTCTACAATGGCACTTACAACGCATTCCTCGACATCTTCCAGCGGTATGGTGACGAACTGACCGGTGGCAAGGAACTCAAAATTTACCTTGACGGAAAGCAGATTACAGCATCTGTTGAGAAACGGCAGAACGCCCGTGGACAGTCTTTGATGGGCAGTGAAGTTTACAGCTACTAAGGAGGTGGCGGTTTATGGCGATTCCAGCACTGGTAACGGTAAACGGCGTAGAGCTGCCAGAGCCGAGCTCCTATGAAGCGACAACTAGTACCATTGTAGATTCTGGACGAAACGTTCAAGGCAAAGTAGTCGGCTCTGTTGTGCGGCATGATGTAGCAAAGGTGTCCCTGAAGTGGAACTACCTCACCGCACAGCAGTGGGCCGCTATCCTCAGCCTGTTCACGACACGATTTTACTGCACTGTTCGCTTTTATAATCAGGCAAAGGCCGGGTATGATACGCGGCAGATGTACGTTTCAGACCGAACATCTGGTATGTGGCGGCGTGGGCCGAAAACCGGCAATGTGATGGGCTGGACGGATTGCTCGATTGCGCTTGTGGAGGTGTAGCCTATGGTACAGCCTTCGCAGAAATGGATTGAAAAGTTTTCCGAAACGCTTGTACCGGAGATGTTTGTACGCATCACCTATGGCGTTACAGAACCAGGTTTGCAAGAAGATGCGATTCCTAGCACAAACGGCGAAACATTCTTCAGCAATGTATCCTCTATCGTTGACAGTAAGTTGCAGACTTACACAAAATATTCTACCGGTGAATTGAATTTCACTGTTTTGGACGGCAATTATACTTTGCTCGACAGAAGCACGGAATCGCAAGAAGCTGGTTATGTTAGTGAAAATTGCGTTTCAATTTCAAACCACCCGATTATTACGCTCTCGTTCAGCAAAGTTCATACCGTGACGATTCCTGGCATTACCATTACATGGTCGTCAACATTCAATGAATGGCCGACAAGCTTCAAGCTGACTGCTTATTCTGGAAACACAGTCGTGTCCACAAAAACAGTGTCGGATAATTTTTCTGTCATCACTGACATTGACTGGGAAATTGCGAACTATGATTCCATTTCCATTCAAATCTTGTCGTGGTGCTTGGAAAATCGCCGTGCAAGGGTTGAGCAAATAAAGCTAGGTCAGTTCATTGTGTTTGAGAAGAAAGATATTTTTTCGTACAAGCACGATTCCACAAGAGACCCGATCAGCGGTCAACTCCCGAATGACAGCATCACTTTTACGGTGGATAACAGCACGCAGAAGTGGAACCCGATCAACCCGGAAGGTCTTTACAAATACCTGTATGAGCGCCAGCCTATCTCTGTGGAGTACGGCATGGACTTGGACGGAACGGTAGAATGGATTACAGGCGGCAAGTTCTTCTTGTCTGAGTGGAATGTTCCATCTAATAGTATCGAAGCCAGCTTTACTGCCCGTGATGCTTTCGGCTATCTTATGGTTTCCAACTACACAGGAAGAATGTACGGCACTCTTTATGAGATGGCCTACGATGCGCTGGAGCTTTTGAGCGACAACGTGGCAACGTTTCAGATTTCCGATGAACTGAAACAATATAGCACGGATATCACAAAGCAGGATAAAGGCAACTATAAGGATTCTGATATTTTACAGATGGTTGCTAACGCAGCTGGCATGGCAATGTATCAGACCAGAGAAGGCGTGATCGTAATCGGGCGCATTCCTGATATCTCCACTGCAAAAGCAAACCTTGCCGGTGAAATCGACATCGTTAACAATTTCAACTGGCCTGAGATTGCATTCTCTTCTCCGCTGAAAAATGTGACTTGTTCGATTGATGTAAAATCTTCCGATGGCTCGAGCGCTACAAGCAAAACGTATTCTTACCCAGAAAACCCGACAGGTGGTGGAGCAACGCAGACTGTCAACAATGAAATGCTGTCTCAAAGCATTCTCGGCCAGAGCAGGAATATTTTGACAGAAGCGTACAAAGTGCTTTCTAACCGCCGCAAGGTCACATTGAAATATCGTGCAAGCCCGCACTTTGATGCGCTGGATTACGTCCTTGTTCATCATCAGTTCGGCTATTCCTCTGTACTGCTGACTACGAGTTTTTCTTATCAGTATTCCGGCTGTTTTCACGGGACGGTCGAAGGATATCTCTTGGAAGGAGCTGATGTTCGTTGACCCGGTGGATTACAGACAGAACCGATGATGATGTTGCGCAAGTCAAGGCGCTTGCATCAAAAGCAAAAGCAGGAACGTGGACAGAGGAAGAGCAGGCAGAGTGGGCTTCCGGCATGAAAGGCGCTCTAAGTTACATGGACTACAACCGCATTGAAAGCGGCATCCAAGAGATTGCGGCCATTCTGAATGCATCTGTTTCAGTCAAAACCGACTGGGATGTAAACGGATACCTGACTGTCGCAGATGCTTCCCGGTGGCTTTCCAATATCAAAGCTATTCGTTCTTTGTGCAGTGGCAAAAACGATACCCCCGAAACCCCAGCTTCCCTCAATTATCTGCATTATACGATTATCAATCAGGTTGAAGAAATTCTGCTTGATATCGAAACAATAGCCAACAACCATCTAATCTACTGCTCAGAGCCGGTCTGTGGAGGTGAGCCTTACTATGCACTTTGTTGACCGAGAAGCGAAGTACCCGAACCGATGGACAATGACTAAACCGGACGGCTCGTCCGAAGTCGTCACCCTTGTCCGCAATGACGAGCCAATCGTTGAAGGCACTCCTATGAATGCCGAAACGTTGAACACTCTTTCAGATGTTGCAGGCGCGGACATTGCGAGAATTGCTGCCGAAAAAGCAGAACTGAACGCGAAACGGTCTGAAATAAACGCCGAAACATCTGCGCAAGAATCTCAGAAGCAAGCCGAAAAGTCTGCTGAAAGCGCCCGTCTTGCAGAACAGAGTGCAAATAAAGGCGGCTGGATGGATTTCGAGCAGAAGAACGGCATTCTTTATATGGTCAAAAGCGATAGCTTGACCGAAATAAATATGCAAGACAATGGCTCTGGAATTTTGGAGGTGACGTTTGAATGAGCAAAACAATCGAAATTGGCCCTTATAGCGCCTATGCCATTGCTGTAAAGTATGGATATGATGGCACAGAAGAGGACTGGATTAAAGCAGTCGAAGCGGCTCGAAAGAGTGCAGAGACAAGCGCAGCCAATGCAAAACGAGAAGCAGACGGGGCTTCTACTTCTGCCGCTACTGCCACTGAACAGGCCGGAATTGCAACCACAAAAGCTGGCGAATCTGCCGCATCCGCTGATGCTTCTGCATCCAGTGCATCTGCCGCTGCAATCAGTGAAGCCAATGCAAAGAAATACTCGGAAGAGGCCGGGGCCAAAGCAAATACCGATAAGACCCTGAGCATTGAAAACGCTCCCGCAGACGCAAAGGCTACCGGTGATGCGCTGGCAGGCAAAGCAGACTCCGTCGTTCCGCATGATCTTTTTATTCCAATTACGGGGTGGCAGACAGACACAGAAGTTGCAGAGTACCCGCATTACATTGATATTACAGCAGACGTTACGTCCACGACTGTGGTATCTGTCAGTATCGACCCTGCAAGCGCAGACGTAGCCGGTAAAGCTATGCTTGTAAACCCAGAAACTCGAACCGGAGCTATCCGTATCCGTGCACACAAAATTCCGACTGCGGAAATTTCCGCCCGGTGGTATCCCATCAAGTATGGCGGTCAGTTCTATGGTGACGGCTCCATCTACTCCAACTTCCTGCTTGCGGCACATCCTGTAGGCAGTATCTATCAGACCATCAGCCCTGAAAATCCGTCCGTAACTTTTGGCGGCGGCACGTGGGAAAAGATTGCGCAAGATAGGGTGTTAATGGGTGCAAGCGACACGCACCCAGCTGGTACAACGGTAGAGGCAGGGCTGCCGAATATTACGGGCTCTTTTTATGCAAGACCCCACATGACTGGCAGCAAGAGTTCAGGCGGTTCGATTACAAACGGGGATGGTAAGCTATTTACACATTCAATTCAGGGTTCTGACTATTTAGATAATTCAATGACAGAATCCGGTAGGTCCTACAAAGACGATGTAATGTTTTTTGATGCCTCTCGTTCCAACCCCATCTACGGCGCTTCCACCACCGTCCAACCCCCGGCATACTTTACTTACACTTGGCTTCGTACCGACTGAAAGGAGAAACAATGGCACTAGGAGAACTCAAAAACGGCATTGGCCCTGATGCCTATGCTATCTATCAGCAAGTCCTTGCGGCGGTAGTCGAGCGAGACCACCCCGTGGGCAGCCTGTACATCAGCGAAAACGTTACCAGCCCGGCAGAGCTTTACGGCGGCACATGGGAGCGCATTGAGGGCAAATTTATCATAGGTGCTTCCGATACCTACCCGGCAGGGAGTACGGGAGGTAGCGCAACGCATACGCAAACAGATGCAGAAATGCCAAGCCACTTTCATGGATACGGCAATCAGTATAGTGGCGATGCGCATTTTGCTCAATGGCAATTCTACATTCCAGACGTTGTCCAAATAACAGACGCTGAAGGGAAAAACTGCGCGTGGGCCGTGACAGCAAGGTCCGGTAACGGAAAACCCATGGACATTCTTAACCCCTACTACTCCACGTACATCTGGCGCAGAGTGGCATAACCGAAAGGAGCACACATGAAAATCATTGACAGTAACGGCGTAGAAATCGCCAACCCCGACCTGACGAAAGGCTACCTCAAGCAGGAGACCCAGACCGTCCACCACGATGCTGTGGAAGCGGTGGAAGAGGTCAGCCATTACGAGACCATTGCCGAGTACCCCAACGGCGGCAAGGATGTCCGCAAGGTGGTGGACGTGCCCGGTGTGGCCGCACAGGATGCCTACGACGAAGAGGTGGAGGTGCAACGGTACATCCGCTACACCGCCGACGAGCTGGCCGCACAGGAAAAGGCCCGCAAGGAAGCAGAGGAAAAGGCACAGCTGCCCACCGCAGAAGAGCGCCTTGCCGCTCTGGAAGCGGCTATGCTTGACCTGCTGGCCGCACAGTAAAGGAGGATACTATGGTTTTGTTCTATGTGACCCAAATTAAGCTGCACCGCTTTGACGGCGCTTTCACCATCGACAACGTACCTGACCGGTATAAGGATGCCGTGATGAAAAAGCTGACGGAGGAGGGATTTTATGAAGTGGAAAGTAATGCTTGACTTCCTGCGGGATATCTTTTCTGCGCTATCCCATGCTGCCGGTGACGGTGCCGACAAGGAAGAGCCTGCCCCTGCACCGGACGTGCCCACTGTGGACACCGTGACCGGGTGGGCAGGGGAGCCGCCTTACCGCTATGTGGACGTGAGCCGGTATCAGAATGAAATTGACTGGGCACAGGTGGCGGCGGCGGGCTACAAGGGGGCAATGCTCAAGACTGTGAGCACCAACCGCAAGCTCTCCAATCGGGCAGACGGCCTGTACATCGACCCGACCTTTGAGACTAACTACAGCAACGCCCGGGCTGCCGGGCTGGACGTGGGCGTGTACTACTACACCTACGCCACCAGCGAAGCAATGGCCGATGCAGAGCTTGCCCTTCTGCGGCAGGCGGTCTACGGCAAGGAGCTGACCCTGCCTGTGGCGGTGGACGTGGAGGAAAACAAGCTCAAGCCCATGAGCACCCTCGACCTCACCAACCTCACCGCCTACGCGCTGGAACAGGTGGAGAAGATGGGTTTTTATGCCCAGCTGTACACCTACACCCACTACTCCAGCATGGAACTGGATATGGGCCGCCTGGCAAACCGTTGGGACATCTGGCTAGCCGACTACACGGGCAAGACTCCCGCTGTTGGATATCACTACAACGCTCACCAGCACACCAGCGAGGGCCGTGTGCCGGGCATCTCCCGCAACGTTGACCTCAACGTGACTACCCTCAACTACCCCCGTATCATCCGCAAGAAGGGCCTGACCCGTCTCCGGGAGGGCGCATGAGCGAGGCAATCATCGTAGCGTTTATTACCGGTGTTCTGGGGCTTTTGGGTACCATCTACGCCAACAACAGGGCGGCAAAGGACATGGATGCCAAGCTGGAAAAACAGCAGGCTATCATGGACACAAAATTGGAAGAACTGACCCGGGAGGTGCGGATGCACAACAATTTTGCCCAGCGCATCCCGGTGATGGAAGAACAAATCAAGGTGGCAAACCACCGTATTTCTGACCTAGAGAAAGGAGCATAACACATGGAAGCAATCTTTAACTTTATCCCCGCACCCATCGCACTGGTGCTGATGGTCATTGGCTTTGCCGCGCTGGCAGTGGGTGCCATCCGGCTTGGTTACAAGCAGTACGTCAAGCAGTGGGCGCTGGAGCTCGTGACCATCGCTGAGGACAGCATTATGGGCAGCGGTCAGGGCGCAAAGAAAAAGGCACAGGTCTTTGCCGCACTGCGCGGCGCACTGCCGGACTGGCTGAAGCCTTTCATCACGGATGAAGTGCTGGACAGTGTGATTGAAAAGGCTGTCAGCATGATGAAAAAGGCATTGACAGAGAAAAAGCCCGCGATCGGGAAGTAAGGAGGACATCATGGCAAGCACTACATACGAACCGCTTAACCCGTGGAGATGCTCAAAAAGCATTATCCAGACAAATTCTGACCGCGCTGGAACAGACGTTTGTACAGGTTACCATATCGACAATGTTAACAAACTGGTGACGTTTTGTCACCATTTTGCCAGCATTGGCAATATGGTGCGCAACGCCGGAGAGCTGCCGCAGCCTTTCTGGCTCGGTGCTGCCTGTGGCGGTGGCTCGTGTAGTGCTGCCCGCTGCGCTGCAAGGACTTGATCGACAGCAGATGACCGCCGCCATTAAGAGCGCACCGCTTGGGAGGGTAGACCGTAAGATAGCCTTACTGCGGTACGTTGAGCGGCTCCCGTTGCCGGACATTGCAGCGCAGACGCATTACAGCCGAACGGCGATAGGCTACCGGCTGAAAAGCATTGATAAAATGCTGGATGTGTGATATACTAATCTTGTCTAGGGATTAGTTTTGAGCTTTTGCTCTGGCGATTCAAAAAAGCGGCAGGCTTTCGGACTTGCCGCTTTTCTTTTTACACGATTTGTGGTATAATATACCCAACAAATCCTCACGGTCTCTCGAAGAAACGCATTAGGGCGGATATTTGAAAAGGCTATGTAGCTCAGTTGGTAGAGCAGGGCGCACCCCGTCTATTGCGCTGGTTCAATTCCAGCCATAGCAAGTCCGAAAATGTTTGAACGGTTTTGAATAGTGCGCATACGTCAAAATTGCGATAACAGAAGTAGGCATTTTTAGTTAATACAGTCTCCTGCCCGCCTACTTACAGTGCGTACCATGCGGGAGACGATTTTATATAATGATGTTTATGTGCAATACAAAAGAAGAACGAGTGGCAAGAATCGCAAAATACTACACTGCTTTTCACCTGTTTGGCGATTGGTACTTCGTTCGGTATTGGCCTAGACACTGCCATAGCTGGAAACGGTTTATTCCGTTTTATATCCCTATGCACTTAGGAGACCCTGATTGAAAGGCTACGGCCTTTGTAGAGAGCAGAACTTCCTGTGGGAGGTTCCGCTCTTGATTTTACAAAAAACTCCCCTGCTTTGTCGAAGCCCTGCGTGCCACGCGGGGCACTTTGTAAGTAAAGCGGGGGAGTTTGTCTTATTCGCACTATTTTTGTCGAAAGACTTGCCTTACAAGCAAAAACGTGATATTTTAGTATTGCACTTTAAAGTGTGCGCCTTTAATAGTTAAGCGCTCATGCGGATTTTTCCGTGTGGGCGCTTTTCTTTTTTGTCCTTCGTTGTACCTTCGTTGTCTCTTGCTTTCTGCCAGTGCGGTACACTGGGTGCACAAGGAGGGATGTTTTATGAGCTATTATTCGACACCCGGAGCGCCCTATGTTCCGCAGCAGCCTGTCAACCCTTACGGCGGCATGGGCACGGTAGGGCTTGCCGCCCCCCTGCCAAACGCACAGATGCAGCAGACACAGCAGCAGCGTCCGCAGCCGATGAATGGGCAGCAGCCTGTTCAGCAGTCGGTACAGGACGGTGGCTGGCTGCTTGGCAGACCTGTTTCCAGCAGAGAAGAGTTTTTGGCGATACCGTCTGACCTGTACGGCAGACCGACCTATTGCCCCGACCTGCGCAGCGGTGTGATCTACTGCAAGCGGCTAAATCCTGACACCTGTGAATCCTATGTACAGGAGTTTTACAGCCCGGAAGCGTGGCGGCAGATACAGGCGCAACAGGCACAACAGACCACTGCACCGACACAGCAGTATGTGCCTATTGAGCAGTATAACGCCCTTGTCCACAGGCTGGATGAACTGGAAAAGTGGCAAAAGAGCTTTTCTAAGCCCGCTGCCACAGCAAAGAAAGGAGAATAAAAATGCCCTCTCCGTTTGACATGATTACGCACAGCCCCATCATGCAGCTTGCAAATTTGGCTCGTGCCGGGCAGAACCCGATGGGACTTATCCAGCAGTTGAGCGGGCAGAATGCCCCCATCATGCAGGGCTTAAACCTGATTCAGGGCAAAAACGAAGCACAGCTCAGGACGATGGCGCAGAACCTCGCCAAAGAGCGGGGCATCGACCTGAACCAGCTTGCAAGCGTTCTGAACCTGACGCTGCCCCGATAACGCATCCCTCTAAGCGAAACGCTTCTCAGTTTTGCGGACTTGATAAAAACCGCTTTTATCTGGCTTCGCCCATCGCACACGGCGGTGGGATGGCATAACGCAAAACTGAAAGGAGTTTTGTTATGGACGATTTTGCAACTGGCTATCTGGCTGGGCAGGACGGCGGCAATAATGGCGGCGGCTTCTTCGGCAACGAAGGTCTGTGGGCTGTTATTATCCTCGCCATCATCTTCGGCTGGGGCACAAACGGCTACGGTCGAAACGGTGGTGACAACGGCATGAACAGCTACATCCCCTATCTGGTGGGCACCGGTGCGACCGATCAGGGCGGCGCAGATACTCGTGCGGCTTTGTCGGAGGGCTTCTACCAGCAGGACACTTCCCGTTCTCTGGCTGGCATCCAGAGCGGTATCTGCTCTCTGGGCTATGACCAGCTCGCACAGATGAACACCCTCAACGCTGCCGTTGCAGGCGGCTTTGCTGGTACTAATCAGGCGATCTGTCAGCTCGGCTACCAGAATGCACAGCTCGTGAACGGTCTGGAACGCAGCGTGTCCAACGGCGACAATGCCATCAGCCTTGCCATCATGCAGGAGGGCAACGCACGGCAGGCCGGTCAGACCGCTATCCAGACGCAGCTTGCATCTTGCTGCTGCGAGAACAAGCAGCTCATCGGCGACCTGAAGTACACCATTGCACAGCAGGACTGCGCTACCCGTCAGGCTATCGCAGACAACGCTCGTGCCATCGTGGACAACTGCAACGCCAACTTCCGCAGCATGATGGACTACTTCACGCAGGATAAGATTGCCACTCTGACCGCTGAGAACCAGAGCCTGAAGTTCGCGGCTTCTCAGGATCGGCAGAATGCGCTTCTGACCACCGTGATGTCCCAGCAGACCGATACCATCCTGAACCGGGTCAATCCTCGTCCGATTCCCGCTTATCAGGTGGCAAACCCCAACGTGGGCGTGAACTGCTGCGGCTGCTAACCTACACACTCCCCGATAACACCGGGTGAACCATCGGGGCAGGGGTAAGACACCTCTGCCCCTGATTTTTTAGGAGGAAAACACTATGGCTTGCAAAACAAGCTGCAAACTCTGCCCGCACTTGGTCATCAGTCAGGCAGTCACGTTTGCCGACGATACTCTGACCATCAACATCCCTGCTGGCGCATACCAGAACGGCGAAAAGTATTGCATTGTCGTTGCCCAGAGCTTGCCGGACACGACTACCATCAACGCACCTGTGGTCATCACCATCGGTGCAGGCACGACCGCATACCCTCTGACCGACTGCAACTGCGCTCAGGCGACCGCCGAGAGTATCCACACCCGCACCCGCTACGCTACCCGTGTGGCAACGTCCGCAACCGGCACCGGCACGTTCAAGTATCTTGGCTGCTTCTGCCGCTCCCACGCCGGTGCGCCTGCGTCCATTTCTTGAGGAGGTATAGATTATGGGCAAGAACAATTTTCGCCGCATGATGATGCTCCGTGAACACGACAAAGACCGTGAGCCGGAACGTGACCGCCTTGAGGAAGAGCGTGACCGCAGGGAACGTGAGCTGGAACGCCGTCTGCGTAAGCTGGAAAACGGCAATGACCGCCATCCTTACTATCCGCAGGAGGAGAACCGCTACATTGACCCCTACCCTATCCCCCGCTACCCTGACGTAGAGAATGGGCGCAGAATGCCGCAAATTGGCTTTTCGCAGAACGGAGACTGGGACAAGCGGTCTGGGCAGTACGAACATGGCGGTGCGGACAGCCGCTCCATCAAGATGCCACGCCAGCACCTCACCCACGATGAAGCAGAGGAATGGTGCGACAGCATGGTAAATGCTGACGGTACGAAAGGCTGTCACTGGACGCTGGAACAGACGCAGGACGTTGCCAAACAGCGTAATATCACTTGTGACCCGAACGATTTCTGGGCTGTTATGAACATGATGTACTCGGATTATTGTCAGGTCGCAAAGCGCCAGTCCGTTGACACCCCGGGCTTCTACGCTGACATGGCAAAGGCGTTCCTTGAGGACGCAGATGCCGCAGATGGTAAGGCGTATCTCTACTGGGATTGCATTGCTGATAAGTAAAACAGAACCCCTGTACAGCCTTGATTGGTTGCACAGGGGTTTGTTCTTTAGCAAGTTCCGGTATCTCCGATTTTTTGCATAGTGCTTTTAAGATTTGGCACATCTTCTTCCGGCATTTTACGTTTGATACCAATAATCGCTTGCGTGATTCCAGCTTTGTTTAACTGATTTACTGACTTGCGAAACACAAAATCAATATTTGCGTTCGCCTTAATTGTTCCGTCATCTTCAAGATAACAGTTCGGAATCCATACATTCTGATTGCTATTATTGATTTTGAAACGCTTTGCTTTGTAGCAACCGTAGTCCTCTCTTACAATCAGTTCAACAGGAATGCCCTTGTAATACTGCGTGTCAGTATTGTACTTTTCAGCCAGTTTTGCTTTACGTTTTGTTACCTCTGCATTTATTTTGGCTTGTTCCTCTTTGCTTCTGCGCTTGCGCGGCTTGTATGTACGCATTTTTCTCCTCTCACATAGATTATTCTTCTTTGATGTGCATTAGTATATACAACGGAACGAATCTTTTCCAACTATAGAAGTGTTTAGGATAGCGCCTAACAAGATACCAATCGCCAAACAAATGGAAAGTTATGTAGTATTTTGCAATTCTTGCAACTCGCTCTTGTTTCGTCATATTAATTCCTCGGCATATCTGTGTAGTACAGCTCCATATCTGCCTTGTACATATCAAGCTGTCTTTTGCTATCCACAAGCGTGTTAAAGCTAAATCCCGCTGCAAAAGATATGGCGATGGATAAAATCAAATGCGTTGCAGCCTATTTACCAGCAAAGATAAACGGAATCTGAACTGCTACGGCAAAAGCATCGAACAAAAGAACGTAAATGCCATGTTTAACCATTTTCTGTAAACGGATAATGCTTCCTTCGTAAAATTCCTTCGACCTCATCATACGTCAATCCTCCTAGAACTCAGCTTTTATCAAATGTCTTCCCACCATTCTGAAATATCTCTCGAATCAATTTCCAGCTTTGTTGTGGTCTCACGAAAACAACCGCATGAATTATCCCAAAATACAATAACAACATCCGTTTCTTTCTTAATCTCATACCCATAACGTTTATGAAAATATAAACTCAAAAGATACGACCTCCCGTTTTTGAAGTATTCTGGAATTGGTTCGTCAATAATACTGACCCACATATTTCCTCCTAAATCTTAATTTTTATTTGTTAAGCAGTTCTTTGACGTAAAGCGTCTCAAAACTTTTCAGATGAGGATATTCATTTCGAGCCATCCTCTCTGCCTGTTCTTCAACACTCAAAA